GCTTGCATCCCTCCGGGGCTGACTGTATGTGTCCGCCTTCCTTCGGCAGGCACCCGTAGCTCAGCTGGATAGAGCACCAGACTACGAATCTGGGGGTCAGGAGTTCGAATCTCTTCGGGTGCGCCATATTTTTCCATATAAAATCAATCACTTAGATCGATATTTCGTTCCAGTAATGTTCCTTTTCGTCGCCTTGCATCCGTTTTGTAGGCGATTTGTAGGTGGATAAGTTCACCTTACATTCCCGTATTTGGATAAAAGAAAGGCCGGTTTTCACACCGGCCATCCCATCAATTCCGACTGTCGCGTGCGATCTGCACGAGAGGGTCATGCGTGGTTGCCGCACCAACGGATTACCTTTCCCAGTATCTTCACGTCTTCGAGGAAAGCCGTGTCGTCGATCATGAGGTCTTCATTGAGGAGATGGACCCGGTCCTTTCCGTCCTTCGGAGCGACCTTCCTGATCGTGACCATGGCAGCATCAGCGCCGGACATGTGATAGAGGAAGAGGGAAGGCGTGACAGGAGGAGAGGTCTGCGTCGTGTCAAAGAAGACCCAATCGATCCGGCCATACTGACAAGCGCCGTGCCGGTAATGGATGGCAGCAAGGTTGTCGTAATCCCCGTCGAAGTGATCGAAGTATTGCGGGGAAACGACCACATTCCCAACAAGCTCCAATGAGCCGTCTGTGTCGATCTCTGCCAGTCCGACTTCGACAGTACCGCCGCCGCCTTCTGACTGATCTCCTGTGCCGGTGATGAGCCAGATCGGATCAACATCCGTTACCTTAGCAATGGCGAAGACCTGCTCGATAGACGGAGTGGTCTCATTCTTCTCCCACACGCCGATAGTGATGCGAGTTACCTTTGTCGCCTTCGACTTGCTCAGCAGGTCAGACATGTCCTGCTGGGTGAGGCCTTTGTCTTTGCGGGCCTGAGCGATCCTTGTACCTATTGCGTGAAGTCCGCCGAATCCCGCTCCGGTCTTTCGCTGGATAGTAGTAGCCGACATTTTGTATCCTTTCTGTACGGCTAGGACGGTATTTTACACCCAATTCATGATGTGTTCCACCGACTATGTTAGATCAAAGCATTATCTGTGTCGCATCGGTTATGCAATATTAACGATGAAGTCAAGAAAATAATTCACAGGTAGAATAATTGCAAGCTTAACCTCTCTAAGAGAGAAAATTCAACAAGTCTTCGGAGCCCCCGATCATTGTGCCATGTTCGGACTCATTCCCTTTCCAGTGAATACGCGGCCACGTCAAAGTTTCCCCATCCTTACGTGGGTATGCCTCCATTGGACGACATTCGAAAGAGATACCTGCACTTTGCGCGATTGATTTTGCATACGCGCACCAGGGGCAGTTCGGTTTCGTATAAATCACAATTCCGGGCAAATGTTCGCCTCGCAGAACAATTTCATCGAGTGCCGCGAATGCGTCCGGCCAGTCCTGGGGCATGCCCTTCCCGTATTCCGTCGAACGCTGCTCGAAGAAATTTGTGTGGGTAGGGGCCGAGATGATCCAATCCAGCCAATCCAGAGGGTTCGTCTCCACGCCGTAGTTAGGCTTCAGGCCGAGCTGTTTCAGACGTCGGTCGGCGATGTACCGGATGTAGGTCTTCACGTCATCGCTGCTCAGGTCTTCGGTCCCACCTACGCCGAATGCCAGATCGATGAAGGCATCTTCCAGTTCGACCATGTCCCGGCAGGCCTGGTAGATTTGCGCCTTGAAGTTGTCTGTCCAGAGGTGAGGGTTCTCCTCGATCACTGTCCGGAAAAGCCTGATCATGCTTTCGACGTGAAGGTTCTCGTCGCGGATCGACCATTCCACAATCGTAGACATGCCCTTCATCTTTCCGTGACGCTGGAAGTTCATCAGGATTGCGAAGGTAGAGAATAGTTGAAGTCCTTCGCCAAATGCAGAGAACACTGCCAGATCAAAAGCAGCGGCACGTTCCTTCAGCATGCCTTTTGTCCGGTTCTCGAACATGAAGTCGTGCTTGTCCGCCATCTCCTTGTAGGCACGGAAGGCGATGTATTCCTCCTCCGGCAGGCCGAGCGTGTCGATCAGCTGGGAGTAGGCGTGCATATGGTTGGCTTCGGCGGCAGCGAATGCGCACAGCATCATGCGAAGTTCCGGCTTCTGGAACATCGGCATGTACTTGGTGACGTATCCTTCAGAGATGTCCGTATCGGCCTGCGTGAAGAAACGGAACAGCTGTGTCAGGAGCTGGCGCTCGCCCTCTGTCAGGCGAGCGTACCAGTCCTTAACATCTTCAGCGAGCGGCACCTCTGACGGGAGCCAGTGCATCTTCTGCTGAAGGTCGTAGGCTTCGAAGGCCCAGGTGTAATCGAACGGCTTGTAGTTGGAGCGGGATTCAAAGATGGGAGATGTCATTAGCCTTCACACGCCAGGCACTCTTCAGTGTCGGCCTTGATGTTGATCATGTCACGGTCGGACTGTACGGAGACGGCCTTCACACGGCTTTCCGTCTCTGTACGGTAATAATAGAGCGACTTCAGCCCCATCTTCCACGCACGGAAGTGAACCTCATTGAGCGTCTTCGCAGACACTTCCCGAGGGAAGAACAGGTTCACGCTCTGGGCCTGGTCGATGAACAGCTGGCGCTCCGCAGCAAGGCGGACCACCCAGTTCATATCGATCTCGTTCGCGCACCGGAAGACGGCCTTGTCGCGCTCGGACAGGAAGTCGAGATGCTGGACGGAGCCTTCCTCTGAGATGATCGACAGCCACACCTCCGGAGTATTCTTTCCAAGCTCTTCCAGACGCGCTTCGAGGACAGGGTTGCGGACCTGGAACGATCCAGACAGCGTCTTGTGGAGGTAGGCGTTGGCGGCGCGCGGCTCGATGGAAGGGGAGGTGTTCCCGCAGATGATGCCAGACGTCGCATTGGGGGCGATGGCCGTCTTGTGAGCGAACCGCAGGCCGGTCCCTTCCATGAACGGAGCTTCGCCGCGTTCCTCTGCCAGATGTTTTGACGCAGCCGTCATGCCTTCTTCGATGTGGGAGAAGATGCGTGCGTTCTCGAAGGAGGCGGCCTCGCTCTCGAATGGGATGCCAAGGCGCTGGAAACGGGCGTGGAGGCCCATGCAGCCCAGACCGATGGAGCGTTCCATCTGAGCTGAATAGCGAGCGTTGTTCAGCTCTTCCGGAGCCTTGTCGATGAAATACTGAAGGACGTTGTCGAGATAGCGGGCAAGGTCCGGCAGGAAGTTCGGATCGTCCTTCCACTCGTCGAAGCGCTCGGCGTTAACGGACGACAGGCAGCACACAGCCGTGTAGCCCGGCGCAGTCGGCAGGACGATTTCCGAACAGAGGTTAGACTGGTTCACGCGCAGGCCGCGATCCTTGAGCGGCTGCGGCAGCGCCCGGTTTGATGCGTCGATGAAGTGGAGGTAGGGCTCGCCGGTCAGCTTGCGGGTGTTGATGATTTTCTGCCAAAGGCCACGGGCGCTGACGGTCTTGACGATGTCCTGCGTATGCGGGTCGATCAGGTCCCATGTGTCTCCGGTCCGGACGGCTTCCATGAACGCATCCGTGATGTTGATGCCATGATGAAGGTTCAGGGCCTTGCGGTTGATGTCGCCGCCGCTGGCCTTCCGGAAGCCAAGGAACTCCTCGATCTCGGGATGGGAGATGTCCTGATAGGCGGCATAGGACCCGCGCCGCGTCTTGCCTTGATTGAAGGCAAGCATTTCGCTGTCCACGACCTTGATGAACGGGACAGAGCCGCCGGAGGCTGATCCACGAGAGGTGTTGATACCAGCCGACCGGAGACGACCCCAGTAGCCGCCGATGCCTCCTCCGTTCGAGGCGAGCCAGCCATTCTCAGTGTAGTGATCAAGGATGGACTGACGGGAGTCGTCTACGAAGTTCAGGTAGCAGGAGATCGGCAGACCGCGTGTCGATCCGCCATTGGCGAGGACAGGGGAGGAGAACCCGAACCAGAGCTTCGAGGCGTAGTCATAGATACGCTGGGCGTGCGCCTGGTCGTCTGCATATGCGGAGGCAGCCCGAGCGAACGCGTCTTGCGCGTCTTCTTCGCCTTCGATGAGATACCGCTCGTTGATGGTTGTGTGGGAAAAGGAGGAAAGGAGATCGTTACGCGAGCGATCAATCTCGACGTTAAAGCGCATAAAGGCCTCGCAACGAGGTCCGGATTGGCCTCGAAGTCTTGTTCAAATTGTTATGGTGGGAAGCCTCGATTCCTACCACAAAACAGCGTCTGAAGCAATGAATCGAGCGCCGGATTAAACCAGACCGGCTTCCCGTATAATTGTGTCCACGGATACCGGAGTCCGATCCATATAGTATCCAGTTGACGTCGTCCTGATGCGATCTCCAAGCTTCAGGATCGCCTGTTCGAGGATGGTCAGCTGCTTCGGATCGATCTCTTCCAGGGGGATTGAGTCCGGATCGAAGTCGTCATCCAGATCATCGTCATCATCAGAGAACGGATTATAAAGCTCTGAGGCCTTCTTCGGACGACAAACGCGCTTCCCGGCGCTGACGACTTTCAGATTGATGCCGTGGCGGGCCAGTTCCTTCTGCATGAAGTACCGGTTCACACCGAAGAACTCCTGCATCTTGTCGCGAGTCATGCCTTGATTGACACAGGCCATGATCTCGCTTTTCTCAATCGGTGCGTACCGCCCCATTTATACCAAGGCCTCTTCCTTTCCTGTCTTGAAAACTTCGTCTTCCCAAAAGGCGCGGTGCTGCAGCCAGCCTGCGAAGTTGCGCTGCTTGATCCGCAGCTCCTGCATGTCGGTGATCGGATCGCCGGACATTGGGTGCTTCATATACGTGCCCCAGTTGGGCATCGCCTGGTGCTCAAGCGGAGAAGCGTGGAGCGGGCGGGAAGCTGCCAGATCGTCGAAGAGCTTCAAGTCCTTCTGGATCGTTGGCTTCTTCCCGTCGAACGTCTTGTAGCTGACACGCGCGGCACGGGCAGATGAGACCTTGACTGCCATTTGATTGATGTCTCGCTGAGAGGTGAACCTGCCGTCTCCCGGAATGTCGAGAACGCGCTCGATGTCGATAAGAGTCTCATCATCGATATACGGGAGATGCCATTCGCCACCCGACAGGCGTTTCGGCGTCGATCCATCCATCGCTTCCTTGATCAGGCGGGCGAGTAGCTGTATTTCAGGCTGGGCTTCCGGATGATCGCGCAACTCGTTCCAGTTGTCCCAGTCGGTCGCCGTGACGAGCACGTTGATGTGTGCGAACGGTTCGAGGATGCGGTTCACGATCTGCTTGTGATAGCCTGCCTTGTGGAAGGCTTCGGCGATCTCGATGGCGCGGTCGCGGGCTTCGAACCAGGCTTCCTCTTTCGTGTGGTACCAGTGAGCGGGTTCGAAGCAAAGAGGATTGTCTCCACATGGGGCTGGCAGAAACTTCCAGATGCCCACCGGTTCGTCGATCTCGTCGCCAGCCTGCATGCCGGGCTTGTTGGAGCCCCAATAGATCGGCATCGCAGTGTCCTGCTTGATGAACTCGATCATGCGGTTGACCGGGATCGCCCGCGACGAGGAGGCGTTCCGGGAGAAGACCCGGTGCGTCATCAGCTCAGCGTGGATGAACCGTGGATATTTGAGGGCGACCGACGTGATCCGGTGATCCTTCAGGACCGGTTTCAGTCCCTTGTAGTCGAACGAACGGGCGATGCTGTCTGCGACGACGACTGCTTCGAAACTCATTGTACCGTTGCCCGGAGGCCGTTGAGGTCTCCTTCTTTGAACCGGCGATGGAGCTTTGCCATCTTCTCGGCTTTTCGTTGTTGAATACGGGTCCACGACAGGTGGCGCCCATTCCCGACAGCGTGGATGTCGGTGAAGAATTCGATGGCAGCGAGGCTGTCTGCGATCTCGTCTTCGATGCCGCGCATCAGCTCATCCGGATCGGAAGCTGGCGTGGTGTACGCGGCCTTCATGAGGGCCTGACACAGCTCGCTCGTCTCCTCGACGATCTTCGGGGCGCCCGTCAGGGAAGGGAGAATCTTCGGTTTCTTCGCCATCAGATGATGTCCTCGATCTCATAGTGAGTGACTTCGACGTTGGCCTCGTCGTACATGGTGCGCGCCATCTTGTAGGCGGAGGCCCAGCGTTCTTCTTTCGGAGGAGGGGAGACGACCCGGCGGATGCCTGCCTGGATCACAAGCCCGGCACAGTCGCAGCAGGAAAAGAGCGGCCAGATGTAGGCGGTGCATCCCTTCGTATTGGACGAGAACAGAATCGCGTTGGCCTCGGCGTGAACGACCATCGGGTACTTGATCTCACGGTCGGCGTATCGCTCCGGCAGGTCTTCGACGCCTTTCGGGAAGCCGTTGTATCCGATACCGCAGATGCGTCCGTTCGGATCGACGATCACGCAGCCGACCTTCGTGGACGGGTCCTTCGACCGGCGCTCTGCCCAGAACTTCGCAAGAGCGAGGAAGTCGAGATCGTTCCGCTTACGCTTTTCTGCACGCTCCTTGGCGTCTTCCTGCAGACAGTATTCGTAGAACCCTGCCGGGAACTCGTCAGGATAGTCGGCAGGAAGGGGGCGTTCCTCGAACCCGCTCATGCGAAGTTCCTCCGTGTCAGGAACCATTCGTAGAATGCGGTGACAGTCTGAGCCTGAAGCGCAAGGATGGACGCGTCATTCTCAATATCGACGTTCGGGGTGAAGTTCGGGACGTGCTGCTCGCTGACATGAGTCATGTCCACACGGACGCCAGGGCGCGTCACACGGATGAAGAGTCCGTCCTTGGATCGGACATACACCTCTTCGTTCGGGAAGCGGACGTCCGTCAGGACCACCTTCTCGAACATGTTACAACGCCGGTCGGTGACGTTGACCCAGAAGTCCGGGGCGATCATGTCTCGCCCCCATTCTGTTCCAAGCTTCTGCATCACGTAGCGCGGTGACAGGAGGCTGTGAGGTTCGCCGAGGGTCTTCGCCCAGCTTTTCAGTGACGTCTCGAACGCGCGGTAGGAAAGGTTTTCCAGCTGGGGGAGGGGATCGTCGATGAAGCAGTCGAGTTTCGTCGTCTCAATGCCTTTGACGCTGTAGCCCTGGAACATCAGAAGCGCGTCGAGCATGAAGGCAACGCCCTCATCCGACCCGAGCTGAGCAGGCGTGAGGAGATAGTGATCCTTCTCCTTCAGGGAGCCATTGATCATCTCGCCGATGGTGGTCGGGTACTCGCCCAGATTCGTCAGGTACGAGATGAGCATGGTCTTCAGGGCGTCAGCGAACGCGACCTTCTCGAAGCCTTCTTCCTCGATGAGGATGAGGGCTGCTGTGTCCTTGCCGGAGCCTTTGAACCCGGCGAAGGCCACGAGACATGGGTGTGAACTGTATGGCATTTACTTTCCTGCTAGATGGCGATGGTCAGCTTTTCTGCTGCGCGAGTGATTGCTGTGTAGAGCCAGCGGTTCCATTCATCTTTGAACACGGACGATTCGTCGTGAACGATGACCTCGTCCCACTGGGAGCCCTGCGACTTGTGGCATGTGATGGCGTGAGCGAAGTCGATATGCTCGGCTTCGCGAAGAGCGTTGTAGAGATCGTGCTTCCCACACGTGAACTTGCCTTTGCCAAGCCAGTGCTGCTCGAAGATGGACTGGACAGCCGTGACATTGCGAGCCGCGCCATCGACGATGATCGAACACATGAAGTCCGGGTGTCCGTCGTGCAGTTCCGGATGGTCGGTCGCGCTGACGACTTCCAGCCCGTTGATGTGTCCGGGATACTTGCGCGAGTTCCGGGTGATCATCAGAGGCTCGCCTTCATACGGCCCCTGCATGAGGTCGCATCCCATCAGGCTTCGGAGCTTCCGGGTGATCGCAAACCGCTTTGCATTGGTCCCGACGATGATGCAGACGTCCCGCTCTGTGTTGTAGGTGACGTCGTCGTCTTTCCGGTTGATCACACGGACGCCCTGTCCGTAGTTTCCGAGCTTCGGGCGGATGCCGTTACGGGCGTCGTGCGCCAGTTTGATGATCGGATTGTCCGCAGCCTGGCGGTGGATTTCCGTCAGGAAGAAGTCTGCATTGTCTTCGCGGAACCATTGATCGCCATCAACCGGAGGAAGCTGTCCAGGATCGCCAGTCGCATAGATCGGAATGTTGAACGATGCGAGGTCGGCAGCCATCTCTTCGTTGATCATGGAGGCTTCGTCCACGATCAGGAGTTTTGCCTTCTCCATGGCCTCGCTGGCAGCGTTGAGGGAGAAGAAGGGCTTGTCGCCTTTCTCCACCTGGCGGTCGAAGTTCCGCTCGATGATGCTGATCTTCCGGCTGAGCTGGTTGACCTTTACCTCGTCGCCTTTGAAGGCAGCGTCTTCGCGCTCCTTTTCGGCACGTTCGAGGTCTTCCTTCAGTATGTCGAGGGCCGATGCGTTCGGCGTGTAGATCGCCTTGTGGATCGTCGTTGCCTTCAGAGGAAGGCCCTGATCCCTGAACTTGTCCGTCATCACCTTGGCGGCTTTGCCGGTCGGTGCCATGGCGAGGACTTCGTCCTGCTTCAGGCCGAGGTCATCCAGGATAAATGGAAGGACGGTTGATTTGCCAGTACCGGCGAGACCGGCGCCCTTGTACGATTTCTTCACAGGTGAATCGTACTTGAACCAGTTTGTCACGTCGGTGACGAATTCACCCTGTTTCTGGGACAACTCGATCATCTTACATCACCCACACAAAGGTGATGCCTTCGAACTCGATGTCATCGAGGGTCTTGGTCGTCTCGTTATACAGGCCGGTCTGCTTCAGGATGCCTTGAACGACAGGTCCGTTGAAGGGAAGCGTTGTGTCGGTCCGCAGATAGTTGTGCTGCATATAGTCAGCCAACTGATGGGCACCATTACCGTAAAAGTGCGAGACGACGATTCCAAGACCGAAGTCCGTTTCCTGTATCTCGCCGTCCATGGCGTTGTCACAGAGAATGATGGCGTCGCCCTGAGCCGGGACATCTCCATTCTCCATGAGCGTTCCAGGCTTGCCGACAATCGAGATCGTCTTTCGTTCCTGATTATCCCATGACGACCGGCAGAGATCGAAATTGATGATGTTCAGGCGTCCGGTGACGTTAGCCTTGAACAAGGTGGAAAAGACCTCGAACGCTATTGCATCCTCGATCTCTTCTTCATCATCACCGGCAAGCAGTGCTGCTGTGTCGATAATCGACATGACCATGCCGAACTTCACCTGGACCGGGTACGCCGTTTCAATGGCGGTGTAGATGTCTCCGACCATCGTCTGCATCAGGTCGTCTGACAGGTCTGTTGTCAGGTCATTGAGACGCTGCATGACCGCGTCGATCTGCGCATCGTCGAAACCCCCCTTGCGAAGGTCTGAGCGTGTCTCGGCGTCAGCCCATGCCATGACTTCGTCGATGGTCTTGGCATTCTTGGGAGCGCCGTGTTCTTCCGGGGAAAGATTGAACAGCCTGTAAACTGTGTCTCGATCCAACTTGCCGCTCATTTGAAACTCCTGTGTGCCTCAAGGAAAAGAAGGGAGAGGCCTGCGAGGCCGGATGGCCTCTCCCTTTTCCACGTCCTGGCTGAGCCCTAGACGTTGCGACGGCGGCGACGGGCCGGACGTTCGTCCTTCGGTCCTTCGTCTTCGTCGGCGGACTCCGTTTTCCGCGACCGGCGGGAAGCTGGCGGCGGGGTGTCGTCCTTGGCATTCGCCTTCGAGGCGCGTGCCGTGCGAGCCGAGTCTTTCGTCGGGATCGCTGCTTCTTCTTCCTGCTCTTCGACGTCCGTTTCCGGCTCGTCTTCGTAGTCGGCAGGATCGTCACCGTGGCCGGTGCCTGCGAACTCTTCCGGGGTTTCCCAGCCGACGATCTCGAAGGTCGGCGCGTACTTGCGTCCACGCGACTTCTTGTTCTCGAACGGGGCGGCGCCCAGTTCGACGACAGGGAGCTTGCCGGGGTTCTTCGCAGCGCCTTTGCCGATCTGGCCAAGCAGACGGCGGAAGGCGATGTCGCCGGAACGGCTGTTCAGGTTCAGGGTGATTTCATCGCCGGTTTCGGTGACGATCTTGAACCCACAGCTGGGACCCCAGCCGTCGTCGCTGTTGTCATACGGACCGTGATCGGTGAGGTCTTTTTCGAGGGGCGGGCGCCCTTCGAGGACGTTCACGACTTCCCGGTCAATCGGCTTTCCATCAACCCAGCACAGCCAGCCCTGGAAGGCAGATGTGTAGTCGAGCTGAACCTGATCGCCATGTTCCAACAGTTCGTCGTCCTGTCCGTAGGTGAAGTCACCAGTGTTGCCGTTGAACTTGCCGTAAAGGCCGTCACCGACGTCGGCAGCGAGATTGCCGAAGATGGATTCGACATTCGACAGGTCGAGATGGGCGAGCGCGCCGCCCGAAGATTTTACGAGTTCACCCATTTCATCGGTGCCTCCTTTCTTTCGTTGTTCGGCTTGCGCCTCGACATCCGGACCATTCCGGGTAGCCGACGAGCCATGATGGCTCTGTCTCCGCACGGACTATTTCTTCGGTTCCGTGACAGTGAGTTTGGAGTAGCCCTTGCCTTCTTCCATGAAGTCTTCAGGATCGAGACCGGCTTCTTCGAGTTTGGTTTTGGACAGGGACTTCCGTCCTGCCACCCAAGAGTACGAGACCTTCCAGCCATCTCCTGCAGCCTTCTTCGTCCCGAATTCTTCGAGCGCGGCTTTCAGCTTTTCCTTGGCAAGGTCGTGCGCGGCAGTGATCTCTTTCTTGTCGTCGTTGAGATCGCGTTCTTCGAGGACAAGCTTTTCGATCTTGGCGCGGTCTTCTTCTGAGAGATCGTCGTAGTTCTCTTCTTTCGGCGCTCGTCCCTTGGACTGCTCGTAGCAGATGTCCTGGAACTGGCAGTACCGGCAGTCGCCTGTGATCCGGCCTTCCGGGAGAAGGTCCAGCGGGTTCTCGCACTCAAACAGAGTGTCGGCGCGTGCCTGAGCTTCCTTGTACATCGCCGGGTCCCACTTGACGATGAACATCTCGTTCTGGTCGAGCCAGCTGGCGTCGGTGTAGACGATGATTGCGTAGTTCGGTTTGAATTCCGTCTCGCTGCGGACAAGCCCCATCTGAATTTGGGTCTGGCCATGGTGGACAGCCTTTTCTTCCGTCAGGCTGACACGTGGATCGATGGACTTGGCTTCCGTCAGTAGGGAGCCGTATCCTTCCGGATAGTTCGGGTCTTGCCCGATGTCGGGGATACCTGCCCAGGCAAGACAGTCGCGCGGCAGACCGGCAACGAAGCCGTCTGGCGTTGTGGACAAGCGATCCTTGATCAGCGTCGTCTGGTGCTTTCCAGCGCCATAGAGCTTCGCAGTCGGGAAGAACTTCTTCAGGCCATGACGCATGACCGGGACGAACCAGTTGTCTTCCAGAAGGTTCCCGCGCTCCATGGCGCCATAGGATTCCTTGTAGTCGGCATCTTGCGGAGCGCCGTTCTTCTTGTACCAAGCCTTCCGAAGACAGGAGAATGCTTCCGACGAGCCGAGGGTTGTGTCCCGGTCGTGGCCCCATTCCTTTTGATTGTCCGCGACATAACTGTCGGCGAATTTGGAGAAATTGAATTCCGTCATGGATCAGGCGCTTGCTTTGGCAGCAGCTTTGTGGGCCTCGGCAGCGCGGCGGTTCATCTCACAGAACACACGCCAGAGGGCTTCGGTATCGTTGTAGGCAAGGTGAGCACCCTCGATCTCGTAGCCGATCAGCTGCTTGTGGAGGGAGTTGAGGTTGGTCCCGCGCGACGATGTGTTCGCGATCTTCGGGTCGGCTTTCGCGGCCTTCAGTGTACAGTACAGGTTGGCATCGGCGAACGGATCGGCGAACTGAAGGCCATCGCTCTTCGGCTTGCAGTGATATTCGCGGATACGAGCACAGGCGATTTCCAGGACGCGGACATCGAAGGCGATATTGTGAGCGACCAGAACGTCCGCTGCATCGACCATGTCGAGGAAGACTTCCAACAGGGCTGGCATATAGACGCCATACTTGTTGGCCTCTGCCGTGGTGATCCCATGGATTTCTGTCGCCTTGTCCGGAATGTCCCAAGTCATGCCGTCGAGTGCCGGGATGACCATGGAGTCGATCCGGCCATAGATGCGTCCGGAATCCGGATCGCCGAGGATCGCTGCCAGCTGGACGAGATGCGGCTGCTTGGAGTCGAGCAGAGGCGCTTCGTGACGGACCAGACCGGTCGTCTCAGTGTCAAAAACCAGAGCAAGCATGTTCGGTAAAGTTTTCCTCAACAAGTTCGTTAAAAAGAACAAACACGATCAGGAATGAAAGGTCAAACGCACATTGGCAGACACGTTCGACTTTGCATAATCGTGTCCTGTGTCAGTGGGTGTGTGCCCATGTCGGCCCTTGCTTGGCCTCTGCCGGTGTGGGGACCTGGAAGTCGAAATACTCCCCAGCGGAGAGTGCTGCGTCCGTCATGCAGTCCATTACGAGATGTGCGTATTTCTTGCGGACGGCGTACTGGACCTCGTCGTGAATCCAGAGCATCGGAACGAAGTCGCCTTTCCAGCCTTCAACGAGGCCTTCCTCTTCGAGCATGTCGTCGATGAAGAGGTTCCAGACCTTGGCTACCAGGGCGCCGTTCGACTGAAGCTGGGTGTTCAGAGCCGAGTGCTGCGAGCGCACATAGAGCTTCCGCTGATCGAGACCCCAGAGGTAGCCTTTCTTCCGGGCCTGCTTCTGGATTTTCTTGATTGCCTGCGACAGAGCAGGGAGGCGGGTCATTAGTTTACGGCGTGCTTCGGCGCCGAGGTGGCGTTGCTCTGCTTTCGACGCAGCCGGGTCGATGATCGATCCAAGCTTCTCGTCACCGGCACCGTAGATCAGGGCGTAGATCAGTGTCTTCGCCTTGTCGCGGCTGTCGAGACCGGCAGCATTCTGGTGAACGGTGTGAATGTCGTCTTCGAGCAGCAGACGGATGTACTCGCCGCCATCGAATTCAGCGAGCAGCTGTCCGAGCATTCGCAGTTCGATCCCTGACAAGTCAGAGCCGATGGTGATCCAGTCTTCCGGATCATCAACGACAGCGCGCGTCAGAAAGCTTGTTCCGAACAGGTCACGACATTCCCAGCCATGGTCGCCGATCCGGCCTTTGAGGATCGCCGTGTTGCCATGGACTTCGACCACGTCCGGGTGGTCCGGCGTGATGAGGGCGGTCTTGTCGTGGACGCCGAGGACGCCTTCCTCGTCCTCATAGTAGACTCGACCGGTGACGCGGATGATCCCGTCCTCGATCTTCTTGGCCTTCACCTTCGGAACCTGGGCGAGGTTCGGGTTCGAGTGCGAGGCACGTCCCGTCTGGGTTCCGCCGACATTCACGCGTCCGTGGATTAGGCCGGTGGTCAGATCGACTTTCTTAAGCCAGCCGTTCTGGCCGTCAGCGACCTGCCCGAGACGCTTCTTGTAATAGAAGGTCTCCGCCAGCGTTTCGCAGATCGGGATTGTATCAACCAGCCCTCGAAGGACATCGTCGTTGACCTTCGGATTGCCTTTTTCGGTGACTTCTTCCGGATTATGCTCCCAGTCGTAGATCGTCTGAAGACGGTCGATGATCTGAGGACGCGAGTTTGGATTGAACTCCTTGATCTCGATAGGGCAGTAGGGGCAGTCCGGGTCACGGTCTGCCTTTGTCGGGTCCCTGTATGTGAGCTTCTTTTTTGGTCGGACGACTTCGCCCCACCATTTGCGGGTGTCGTCTTCACCATACTCTGCGCGCGGCTTGTTCTTCGCGCTGATCTCGTACTTCTTCGTCGGGCGGAACCAGATGCCGAAGTGATCGACGGCTTCTTTCGAGAGACGGGAGTGGTCCTTGCGGAGCGTGTCTTCCAGCGCATACAGGCCAGCGACGTCCACCGGGACGCCATAAGTCTCCTGCCGGACCATCTTGTCATGGATGCGGTGTTCGATCCGGCGGGCGGTCTCTGACCATTCCTGTTCAAGGATGTGGCGATACAGGGCTTCGGTGACATCAAGGTCTCCGACGCAGTAGTCGTCCATCTCCTGGTTCCACTTTCCCCAGACAAAGTTGGTGACTTCGTCTTCGTCAGTGATCCCCATGTCGGCGGCGCGCTGCTCCATCATCTTGGCGTAGTCGCCTTTGAAACATCCGAGCCGGATGCCCCATGCTTCCAGGCCGTGCGTGCCGATCAGCTCGCCCCGGAAAATCTTGTGAGCAGGGAGGTTTTTCTTGAACTTGCCGCGCTTCCAACGTGGATAGTCGCGCTCTTTCTCGTCAGCGAAGACCATGCGGGCCATGACGAGCGTATCGTAGTGGACCCCGACAGGATCGAAGTCATAAAGCCGTTCAAGCAGCCGGACGTCGAAGTCCAGGCCGTTGTGAGCAACAAGAAGCTCCGCCTCTTCGAGGAGGGCAATCCCGTCCTCGATGGTGTTTTCCTTGTCATTCTGGCGAAAGCGATAGGTCTTGCCACGCTCCATGTCCCGGATGTGGAGACAGTGGACACGCGTGGCCCGATCAAGGAGTCCATCGGACTCCAAGTCGTATATCGCTGTTTTGATGCGCATGCTCAGATCGTGGTGTCGGGCACCATTTTCTGGTCCACCTTGTAGGGGACGCAGTGATAGACAGGCTTCTCGTGGGAGGGATCGACGACGCAGGCGAGGACGGCGCCGTTATAGGTCACGGTCGTCGGGTAGCCGCTGACGTACAAGTACGACGTCTGGTCCTGCTTCTCGCCATGGAGAACTGCGTTGAAGCAGATCGTTCCGATGATCGAGACAGCGGCAATGGTGCCGACCTTTAAGAGGTTACTCAATGACAATGTCTTCGTCCTCTTCGACGGTCGGGAACAGGTCGGTCTTCTTGCCAGTGATGAAGACCGGAGCATGTGTCCGTCCGACGACGCACAGGTAGACCTTCCTGGTCGCCGTGATCTCTGCGATCTCTTCTTCGGTCGGCTCCCAGACGGAGACGATGCAGTCTTCGCCGACATGGACCGGCAGGTCCTGGACGCCGAGTTCCTTGCCGCTCAGGACGGCGTTCTGTTCTTCAAATTTGGTCGGGGTCATTTCCTTTCTCGAATTGCGCTGCCTCTTCAGCTACGTCTTCCGCCGTGACTGGCGGCTGTCGGGATTCGAAGGCGCGCTCGCGCTCTCCGTCTTTCCACTGGCGTGGAGAGGCTTTTTCATCCTCAAGAAGAGGGAGGACCATTTTCAGGCAGTAGGCCGTGATGGCGTCGAGGCCGAGAAGTTCCGCCTTGTCCCAGTCAAGAAGAAGCTCATACGTGGCGAATCTGACATCCGGTTGACCGAACAGGATCAGCGGACATTCGACGATGATCTTCGACACGTTGAATTCCGGAACCGGGATCGTGTAGAAGTCGATGTCGAACTTCGGTCCTTCATTGGTCGTACACAGATAAGCATACCGGACGGAGTCGAACTTGTACTCGAACAGGCGACCGGCGCCGTCGATGAAGTCGAACGCTTCACCGCATCCCTCGACGTACTGTTTATTCTTCGGGCCTCCAAGGCACTGGATACCGTTCTTCATTGTGTGTCCTCAAAATATTCAATAGCCTTTTCTGTGGCCTCTACGAATTCATCCCGGAGTCCATAGCAGGCAAAGCTTCCAGTCTCCTGAGACCGCAGGCATAGGTTTGTGTCGTAATCCAGCGACCATCGGAAACCTTCTGTGTCTCCACTATTCCTTGGCGGTTGGCGGACGGTTGTTGACACAATGTCGCCATCTGTCGAAACAGAGACTTCCCACGGACGCGTTCTGGCGGTCTCTGCCCTCTGTTTGACGGCGAGGACCATCTGCTTCCCGTAGTGATTAGACGCCTCTATGCAGAGCTTCGTCCGCTCGTTCAGGTTCGAGAACTCGTTCACGCTGCGAGCCTCCAATCAGCTCCCTGTCGCGTGACGAGTGTCCGGCGACCGTTGGCGTAGGTGATGATTTCCGTGTGAGCCCAACCGGAGGCGCCTTTGTTGTAGCCCTGGTCGAGATCGCCTTCGAGACCGGCAGCGTAGACACCGTCCCGGATGTACGGGCTGTGGCAGTGCCCGATGTTGAGCTTCGGTCCCATCTTCGCGAAGGCCATCGGGGAAGGGCGTCCGCCGTTCGCTCCGAGGTGCCCGTGCATGCCGCATTCGATGCCGGTCATGTGGTCGCCGAGGATGGTGAAGCTGTCGTCCTCCCGAAGGAAGGTGCAGTCTAGCCGACCAGGCTGTGGCGCCAGCTGTTGCATCGCCCATTCGAAGATCGAGAAGTCGTGGTCTTCCCGTTCGATGGCGCTGAAGACTTCATACTGGCTGCGGAGGAAGAACAGCGCGTTGATCGGATCGTTCCGGTAGTCGTTCGTCCGGAGCCATTTCAGATAGGCGAGGTCGTGGTTTGATTCGACGACCACGCTTTCCGTGTCCACACGCGTTGTCATGGCAAGGAAGGTCGCAGCCTTGCGCAGAGCCTCCTCGACGCTGTCAGTCCCTTCAGCGAACATCTTGAACCGGAAGTGCGGGTCATTGATGTTGTGGTGGTTGCGGGGAGAGAAGTCTGACGTGTCGTGGAAGAACTGGTAGGCCGGGCGGAGGACGTCGAGCATCGACCCGCTGGTCGTGTCGATCTCCCAGTCACGCATGTCGGTCTCTTTGCCGTTCATATCCAACTTGGGCTTGATGCCCCAGCAGGCGCCGTAGGAGACCGGGTCCATCTTCTCGATGTGGATGTCGCCCCAGTTGATGGCGTGGACTCGGTGTCCGTCCGATACGACGCCGTTCTCGACCTTGTAGGTCAAATCCTGGAAGTCTCCTTTCTGGTCTGCCAGAAGGTGGCGGGTGAACATCTTCCCGTTGGAGTCAATCTCCAACATCAGCGCACCAATGACGTGGTGGAACTGAGCCTTCAGTCCCGCCTTCTTCGGAACGTAGTTGGGCGGCGTGATACAGCCCGTCGTCATGATCTGCTTGGCGCGTTGGAACTTCGGTGTCGCGACGCTTTCGAGGGCGATCTTCGGGTGAGGGAAGATGCCCCAGCGATGCCGGGTGTAGGTTTCGAGGCCGGACATCGGACGGACGGCGGTCGGCAGGACGTTCATCTCGCCACAGAAAGCAATCTGGTCGTCGATCTCCTTGCGCGCCATGAGCATGTACGGCGCGACGTCGAGGTTGTAGGAGCTGCCTTCCTTGGAGTGATCCTCGAACAGGCTCTTGTTGTAGGTGAATCCGGAGATGTCGATAGAGGCGCCGCGCTTGTCAGCGTAGGCCTTCAGATTTCCGAGGAATCTGCTGGACTTCTCATCAAGCAGCGTGTTGTCCTGAGCCGAGGAGAAGATGAAGCGCTGGACGCCTTTCTTCGGGCGGGGCTCGACGAGGGCAGCCCGGATCGCTGTTTCCCTGCGGACGGCCTCCTGTGCTTTCCAGACGTGATGCTGAAGCGTTGTGCGGGCGACGCCAAGCTTCCTGGCAGCGGCGCGCTGGCCACCGGCTGCTTTGACGAAGTTAAGAAGCTCCGTATCGGAATAATCACCTATGACACTCAAGAATCCTTTCCTCGTGTAATGTGGAACTCACGCGGCTCGTGGTCCTTCGGGAGGGACCAGTCCCACTCAAACCATGAGTAGCTGTGCATGGGCGTAGCATCGCCCGGCTTTCGTTCGAACCAATGCGGGCGCCACATCATTGTGTGCTTGCCACGATACGGCCATTCGAACAGGTCGGCTCTTCCGCCTGCCGTGTTCCAGTTATGCCGGAGCAGCATGAAGACGGAACCTTTGACCGGCTCCATGAGCTTCAGCGCATGACGGACGATCTTCGGGCACAAGGTTCTGTCGTAGGGAGGATTGGTGATGATGCATCTCGCGGCAGGCGGAGGTACAGTCTGCTCCGTGAAGTCGAAGATGGCTTGCTGCCCAGGATGATACCCATAGTCATGGATGTCTGTAGACCAGACCATGTGCCCTGCTTTCTTAAGCTCCTCGGAAATAGCTCCGTCACCGCAGCACGGCTCCCAGATAGGAGTCTTGTCGGCTCTGAACTTCTCAAGCTGCGGAAGGATAACCTTCGTCAGCTCGGGAGGCGTCGGATAGAAATCGAGCGGCTTCTTTTCCCGCGTGGAGGAGTGCTGGAACGACATGGATCAGTAGCCCTGACGAGCGATCTCCATGTTTGCCCGGTCGAGCATGTCCTCGATCACGGACACGTCGTATAGGTCTTCAGGGTCGCCACGGTCTTCCTTGATCTCTGTGCGGACCAAGTGTTCTTCCAGGGCGTCGCGCAGAGCGACCAGTTCTCCAATGTTCTCGATTTCAAATTCAGGCACGGTCTAGCTCCATGTAAGCGCTGATAAATTCGCGGGCGAGGGGTTCTACGATTCCGTTTCCGTAACTGCGCATTCGCAGAAGGTGCTCGGCAGGCCCATAAGCCAGCGGGGCAATTCCGGGTTTGAGAGGACGGAACTTGTCGTCTTGGCAGTGGACCCATTCAGCGTCGGACCAGAATCCGTTGACGTCTCCTGGGAGGGGGAGAACCGGCATTTCGAAACCGGAACATCCATAATCGCGGCAATCCGTGGCAGCTGGTCGATCCGCTTCCGTCCGTCCGCCGCGTACAGCGACATTCCGGGCGTGTCTTTCCAGTCGCGGGCTGACGGTGTCACGTACCCCGCTCTCATCGTATCGGTCGGCTGCGAAGTAGAGCCTTTGGCGGATGTGCGGCGCACCGACGCCCGCAGCGCAGAGATCGAAAGCCCCGCAGGCGTAGTCCTGCGCTTCCAGTTCAGATTGTACAGCGTCGAGCCAAGCAAGTCCGTCGTTCGACGCAACCTGCTCTCCAAAGATGACATCATGGAGATGCTGCGAGATGAGATCGGCCCACGCGGGGAAGAGGTGGCGTTCGTCTTCGAACCCTTTCCGGGCTCCGGGTGCTGCGAAAGGCTGGCACGGGCAAGAACCTGTCCAAACCTGACGGTCTTCCGGCCATCCTGCATTTCTGAGGGCGAGCGCCCAGGTTCCGATCCCCGCGAAGAAGTGACACTGGTCGTATCCGATGAGGTCATCGGCGCTTACCTCTGTGATTGATCTGGTATCGACGTCTCCTTCCGGGATGACACCGCGCTTCATGAGGCGCCGCATCCAGTCGGCGGCATCCTCCTCGATCTCGTTGTAGTAGACCCGCATCAGGCGGAGGCAGGGGCTTTCCCTGACTTGCGTTTGCAGATGCGTTCGAATTCCTGCATGAAGACGAACTCGGCGCGGCGGCTCGCCCACGGCTCGTAGTTCTTGTCGATGTCGGTAATCTTGATGCCTGGATGGATCGACGGGTCACGCGCGTCCGGATACAGATATTTCGAGGAAGCCATGCCAGCGTCGCGTTCGATCAGCAGCATCGCATAGTCGGCCTTCTTGACCATCTCGCGGCAGTGATTGGTGTAGTGACAGATGTCGTGGGTGGTCAGAACCGGTAGGAAGAACGAAATGACTTGTTCGTCGATCTCCTCGATCACCTGGCGATAGATACCGTTCGTCCGGTCGTTGAGGAATTTCTTGAACGGGGAAGAGTGGTCGCCATAGACGGCCTCTGGTGCGTCATGAAGAAGCCCCCAGAGTGCGTATTGGGGGTAGCCCCACATGACGAGCAGGCGGGCCGTGTAAACCGAATGCTGTGCAACGGAATAGAAGTTGTCGGTGTGGCCGGTGAAGCGGCAGAGCTGCGACAGGGCGTGTGCAACGACCTCGATTGTCAGATCATCTGAGCCTTCGGTCGTGAAGTCGAATTTACCGCCCTTGTAGAGGCCAATGACAGGTTCCATGAAAAGGGTCCTCATCTGTTGAGGGGACCCTAGCAATGCAAGGTTATCCTTGCAAATCTATGTTGGCAGAAACGAACTTTTAGTTCTTCAGCCATCCTCGGGCTGTCTCACCCATGAACGTGACTGTGTCACCCATCTGGATAAGGACGCCAAATGAGATCATATCCAGAAGATCATCCATGGATACGGTCGGGGACACAGACTCTCCCTCGTCGTCGGCGCCGAGGACAAGTCCTTTTCCAGCAAGTGGTTGTGGGTATCCCTTGACGGCAAAGAACTGCTGGTCCTCGACAAAAAGACCTTCGTCGTCAATGAAAACGCCATCCCCTTTGTCGTTCAAATGGACATGGTCGAAGTGCTGGCAGTCGATGAGTTGGTAGATGGACTTATAGTTGCCATCGTACTCCACTTCATAGATGCGCTTGGCAAACGGATCGATGAGGTAGGCTTTCATTTCACTTCCTTTCTCTTGGCTGCGATGGCCAAGACATAAAAAAGTGAATCCACTTTGTCAATCAGAATATTCCAGCTCGAACTCTTCGTCCAGGGCCGCATCCATCGCCGCCTGCTTCTCAATCAAGGACTGAGACTGCCTGACTTCGATGGAGCTTTCGATGATCATGTGATCGATCAGGCAGTGGTTCTCCTGCGAGATACGCCAGATGCGGTTCTCTGCCTGCTTCATGGTTCCTGGGCGCCAGTCCAGCTCGCCGAAGACCGCCCGATTTGCGACAGTCATTGTGAAGCCCTTCGAGGCGGCGTGGAGCTGTCCGAAGATCGCGACGCAGTCTTCGTCCTCCTGGAACCGGTCAACCTCTTCCTGACGCTTCTCTGCCTTCACAGAGCCGTCGATATAGCCGCAGCTGTCTCCCCAAGCTGCCTTGAGCGCCTGTCCGACCGCCGTGTGATAGAAGAAGACGACAACCTTCTGTCCAGCGTCCGTGATCTGCCTGACGTGGTCGATGATGAACGGGACCTTCGCCAGAGCCAGCTCAGACCGGAACTTCGCGATCTCGTGGAACGCCACCGAAGCTTCCTCCGGGACGTGCTCCATGATGTCCTCGTAGGACCAGTCCTCGACTTCCGCACCGAACTTGTTGTGAAGCTCTTCCCAGACGGAGAACATGCGCTCTTCGACGGTCTCATCGCCGCTGCGCTCCATCGCCAGGTGCTGTTCGAGGGCGTCGAGATTTCGTCCGAGGACGTCGTCTTCCTTCTTGAGGATGCTCTTGAAGTTGTCCGCAGGAATAAAGATCGGTCGGCGAGACTTGGGAGGCATGTCCGGCAGAGCCTGTGCTGTTGTCCGCCGGACCATGAAGGTCGAGCGAAGATAGCGCTGCAGCTCAATTAGATTGGACGACCCCGACGTATTCCAGCCATAATCTGTCCAAAAGGCCCCGCAATACCTTTTGATGAAATACTCATAATCCGATCCGAGGCCATCCGGGTCGAAGGCGCGAACGATAGGCCATAGATCGTGGACCCTATTTTCGATGGGCGTTCCAGTAAGGAAGATTCGTCGAGCGGCGCGGATCGGAGCCACCGCCTCAAGCCGTTTTCTAAAGAATCCACCCCGCCCATTGGGTAAGGTAACACTCCTCTCGACGTCCCCAAATACCAGCCGTGTTCGCTCGGCTTCCATGTTTCGGAGCGCCTGGCATTCATCAGCAATGACAAGAGACCATTCCTGCTCAGTGAGCCAGTCGTGGACCTTTCCGAGGATGTCATAATTGACGACGACTGCAGCCGTGTCCGGAATGATCGAGACGGTCCGCTTGACGCCGTTCTTCTGTCTTGGCTTCCGCTGGATGACTCCGATGTCAAGATCGGTTGTGGTCCAATCTGGCCATTGACGATTCCAGTGTGCTTTTTGTGATGCCTCGCACAAAATAAGCACATCCTCCAGCTCTCCTGCCTCAAACAACTCATTTGCGAACGAAATTGCTTGGGTAGTATTGTGCGTAGGCAAATAATCATCCGTTATATAGAGATTGCTGGGATGACTCACAGAGATACATTTTTGCTCGTACTCACCGGCGTACTCTATGCCAACGATTGCGCGCCTATCGCTCCTCAGTCGCGATGGCTTCCAGGTCTTAGACTTAGACAAAACACGAAACGGACAAAGAGTAGGTAGAGAAATCCTGACAACATAGACGAATCCTTGGGTGTAGGATTCGCAGAACTTCTTCTTTATCCTCCCTGTTCCTCCTAGCGATCTCGCTAGGGTGAGAACACCTTGCGCGAGATGCTCGCTTATATTCTTGAATTCACACACACCCTCACAACATGATCCATCAGAATCCATGAGGCCTTGAAGAAGAGACAGTCTCTGGTCCCTACTTGCTTTGAAAAACTCTTCTGGGATGAACTTGTCGGCTCCTGTTTTAGCGAGCCCATAATGTTCTATCGCTTCAGAAACACCTGTGACACAGTACCTCCTGTATCTGCCATTCCTTGGTTGGTTAGTTTCGTATATTTGACGGATAGGAAACTGCACCTCGACTTCATCCGCTTGGGATTCCGCCACTGTTATTTGTGGAGGTTTCCGACAAAGGGCTCCATCGCCGAGCAAAAATCCTAATATGTAGGGGTCGATTCTTTCCTCAATTGCCTCGAATTCAAAAGGCATGGCAGATAACACAGAGAATTTGTACACTCCCTGCTTATTCTTTGGTCCTCTCGCCATTACGTCCAAGAGTCGTAAAGTTCTTGTTCCCCTCTTATGCTCGTGCACTGTCCATAGATGGTCGATCCCGCAAAGAGTCTCCGAACCGTCTGAAAATGTAACTCTCCACGCTGGCTGGCGTCCTTGTGGAAATACCCCCTTTACCACAGACGCCGCCCCATCTATTGATGCAAGAGAGTCTCCGACAGAGATTTCTCCCATCGTAGACCACGTCCCATCAGAAAGCAGGATTTTACAGTTTACCGGTTGCTGCTTACCGAGCCCTGGGTCATCCGCAATCAGAGTATCTTTCCGGTCTAGCGCGTATTCGACTCCGGCATTCTGAAATCCATACAGCGCCTTTCCATCTGGGACCAATCCAACGAAATCGGTGTCCAGGGATCGGGACATTCCGATGGATTTGTTTCGTTCTTCTAGAAAGACGCTGACAATTTCCTGAGCAGTTCCTTCACATGAGGCGGCGAAGCGCTCAACCGCTGCAGGTTCGGTTGTGACCCAGCGCTTGATCGCATCGTCCCAAGTCCATCCAGCCTTTTGCAGGGATTTGCGCTCTTCGAAGCTGCATTTGGCGATGAATTGTCCGGCATCAAAAGTAATCTTCATAGAGAGTAAAGGTCACTCGACCTCGAAATAGCATTCTGAGCAGGTGAGAGGGTTGGTTACGCACGATCCGCATGGCGGATGTCCCAAGTGACAGTAGCAGCCATCCACCGGGCCTAATTCCATCTCTCCCTGGCATCCGTCGCGGTTGCACGTCTGACCTTCCTCTGTCCCTTCGACAGGGAACAGGTCGTGCAGCTTCATCGCCACGTCGGCGAGATCAGACGCCGTCATGTTCGGATTGTCCGCTGCTTCTTCGAGATAGTCGGTAACCGGAGCAAGGGAGATTCCCCTGAACACGAGTGTGTCTGCGAGCATCTGGATTCTGTACCGGATGTCGCTATTGCTCTTTTTCGCATAGTAGCGATGAGAGACAGTCGTGGAGACAGTGTAGACGCTCATTCCGAAAGATAGCCTCGCAGGTTTTGCAGGAGGGAAGTGACATCCAGCCAGGCGCCGCTTGACGCCACAACCTTCACAGGATGGAACGCCTTTCCGGAGTCCGACTCTTCCTTCTGGTCCAGGAAGTAGAACAGGCAGCGAAGCCACGTGATCGTATCGTACTCGCTGCCGTACAGCGAACTTATCTTCAGCTCGGTCAGGACAGCAGACACACGCGGCGTCTTGAGCGCCCGGACAGAACTTACCTCAATTCTTCCCTCGTCGAGGAGACAGAAGAGATTATTGACATCCTGGCAAACGCCCATCGTCACCTCCGATCCTGATCGTGATGCTGCCCATCAGTATGCCTTCCCGCCGCCTTTCTTGCGGTTCTCGATCTTGTGGTCAGGCCGGGTCGAGTTGAACTCCATCTTCTCGGCAATGGCGCCGCCGAGATCGATCTCGAAGATATGCGCGGCCTGGAACACAGTGATGAGAAGGCGGGCGAGCGCGTAATCAACGCTGTCGGATTCCGGTGTATGGTAGTTCTGACCGTAAACAGCGGATGCCGCCTTGTGGATTTCGCAGAGCGCCTGATGAACGTCCATGCTTCCATAGACGTAGGCTCGTGTGCTGCTCGAAGACTCGGTGAAGGTGGAGCCAAGTTCTGCGGCGAAGATTCTCCCGAAGTCCTTGTAGGCACCACGGGACTTGCCAGCGAGGTCGCCGATCCGGATCGCGGCGTCGGCCAACTCGACATCGAACATCTTCCGATGCGGAAGTTTGTCGTCCTGAAGGTTCTTCCGGTGTCCTTCCATCGCTTCGCTGATCTCGGAGTGGATCAGGACAGTTTTGAGAGGGATGTTGAGCGGAAGGTCTTCGCCGGTCTCGATGTTCGTCCACCACCCGGCCTCGACGCTGGCGCCGTGCGTTTCATTGACAAGTCGGTCAACGAAGCGTTCGACGTTACGCATGTCGATCCGGGTATTGTAGATGTTCTCGACCAGGTAGTTAGCGCCTTCTCCAACTGCACCCAGTTTCCGTGTTGTATCTTCAGCAAGCATTTTCAATCCGTTGCGCGTATGCACGATCAGGAATACGAGATTAGCTGCAAGGGCGGCTGGGACTCCTGAAAACCAGCCAAACAGCATGAAAAGAATGGCTGTGATGATGCCGATGACCGGCCCTGCAATGGTCCTGTATCCATAGACCCAGGAGCAGAGCAGAGACGATCCGAAGGCGGACCATTCAAGGATGGGGAGCAGGTCCATCAGAAGAAGCGGCTGAAGAAGCCTTTCTTTTTCTTCTTCGGGACCGGCGGGTTGGCGAGGAAGGCGTGAAGCTTCAGCGCGATCTCGCCGACGTCCTTGGTGGACATGTTCAGATAGACGTCGTCCGGGAGCATCGAGTATTCGGCGACGTCGGAGAGTTCATGCCCGAGGTCGGCGATCTCTTCCTGCATGTCGCGGATGCGGATCAGCGCCTTCGGACGGCCAAGCTTCCGGTAGTATTGGAGCGTGTAGGAGGTGTGGTCGAGCTTCTTGAACGGCTTCTGCTCTTCCGCCTGGACGGGCTCCGGCTCCTGCTTCTCGATGCGGACAATCGGGTCTTCGAAATAGGTCTCATCGACCTTGTCCATGTCCTCGAAGACTTCGCCGACGACCTCATACCAGCAGCACCGGCCTTTGGTGTTGTTGTAGTCGGATGGGATCGCGGTGACATCGCGCGGGTTGATCTTCACGGCCATCAGGTGGGCGCCATGGAATTTTCTGATGTAGGTCCATGAACAGAAGTGGTATCCGGTGGAGCAGGTCCGGTGCCGGTCCGGATCGCAGTCGTCCCGGTCCATTCGTGGGATGTCGGCGCCGACGCGATTGTCGATCGTTCCGGTGTAGCAGTCCTTGTAATCCTTGTTGATGCGCTTGTAGGCGATAAAGCAGCCATCTTCCGTCAGAGGGAGCTTCGCATGTTCGAGGAACAAAAACAGCTCGTTGATGGCCGTCTGGGACGGGTTCGCATAGACGTTCTCGACGAACCGGCCCCACGGGGTCGTGTCCATGCCGAGCGCTTTGATCTCAAGGAACTTCTTGGCGAGAACGTCGTTGATCTCGCGCCCATCCCGCAGATAGACCCGTCCATCGCGGAGTGTAAGAATGTCCGTGAATTCCTTGGCAATGGAGGCTGCCCGGTCGAGCGCTGCGCCGACCTCGGCCTCGTCCTTGCCGTCGATGATCATCTGGCGGATGTCCTGGAAGGCCTTGTCGGATGAGGTGATGGTGATGGGGCGATACTTGATCGTCACAGTCAGGGAATTGTCGGAAAGAATAGCGTTGAGGGACATATCAAGCCTCCGGGGCTTTTACGCGGTTGAGATAGTCGAGGAAGTCGGCGATCCCCCATTCGGACTGGTCTTTCATCCGGTAGGTTGCGATCAGCGCCGTCATCGGGAAGTTCTGTGCAAAGACTTCTGTCATGGCATCGAACAGGTTGATCTGAGCAGCCAGTTTCTGGGGTGCGGCGCTCTTGCGTCCGAGGCCGTCATAGATGTCGGTAAGGGCGTCGAGCTTGGAGCGATCCATTTTGCCGCCTCGGAAGTCGAGGGCCTTGCGGACCTGATCCAGGAGGGGCTTTGCCGCGCTGTCAGGATCGATCAGTTCGCTCGCCTGGAATTCTTCCTCGATCTTCACAATGACGCTGACAAAGCGCGTGAAGTCCTTCGTGTCCGAATATCGGTAGTGATACCGGCTGGCCCATTCATGGAAGGCGATGGCGTGGACGATGTCCTTCTGCGATCCGAAATTCTTCAGCTTCCGCTTGGCGATGTCGAAGAAGTCCGGGAGATCGATTTCGTCCTTCAGGTCGCGTTGCTTCTTCGGCAGGTGAAGGACGGAGGCGTACCAGCCCATTGCCGCGAAGCCTCTGACCACCTTCGAAAAGTCATCGACGAGACTCTTTGGGTAGAGGTCCGGATCGGGATGGTGAGCGCCGGAGGTCAGAATGCAGCAGTCCACATCCTCCGGCATCTTGTCGAGGCAGACATATCCGAGCGTTCCTCTCGTCATGTGGAAGGGGCCTCGATCATCGCGGTCCACTTCACCGATGCGTGTGCGGTCGAGGGGAAGTTTCGCGCCAAAGACGATCTGATCTTCCGGAAGACCGCAGAACATATAGCTCAGCGTTTTCTTGTCGGGCTTGATCCCGTGGCGGAAGTCGAGCCGGGTAACGTGCCGGATACCCTTGAACCTCTCCTTGTTGTCTTCGAAAAGCTGCTTCACGCGGTTTCCGAGGAAGGGGGAGGAGTCTCCCTGACAGGTCACGAGCAGCAGAGTCGTATCGACATCCTTGATGCCTTCACTGGGAGAGAAGTGTCTCCAACCGTCCTTCGTATCCATGATGACAGCCGGACGAGGTCCTTCAAACTGGCTCCGATACATGACGCAGCCATTGTTTAGCATGTAGGCTGGGAGCCAGTTCTTCGTTGCAGCAGGGACACCGTCGTAAGTGGCGGATGTTCCGTCGAACTCGATCCCGAATTGCTTGTAGGTTCTCTGGACCTCATAGAGCTTCTGGCAGGCGTCGCGGTACGACGTCGCTGATGACAGCTCAGCCTGGACGACACGTGCCATGTCTTCCAGTGCCTCATTGATCGCTCGCCGGACGTTGAAGACCGTGTCTTCGTCGTAAGACAGGCCTTCACGCGAAAGAATGATGTCGCAGTCGCCAATAGGCACCTCGACGATCAAGTTCGCGTTCTTGACGCGGTTCTTGACGTCTTCATCGAGAAATTCCAGATCGACAGGGTACGTGACACAGCCCATCTTGATCCGGACACCGATCTTGAAGTTGGTTTTCTCGTAGAGCTTCCAGCCCTTGCCTTCACGCAGGACTGCCGGGATTTCGTCAAAGGACTCGTCATCGAGATTGATGATGGGCGGGACATCGAATGGGATGGCTGTCCGGGCGGCGGCGCGGCGGAAGTCTCTGAAGTCCTTCTCATGGACGGCGAAGGAGACGGCCACACCGTCCGGCTCGTCGGTCGGGCCGCGCGCCATCAGGGCATAGTCCGGCTCGTCGGCTTCATTGATGAAGATGGCGTAGACCCTGACCTCACCATCCAGATAACAGGTGACAGTGTAGGCGTCCGTATAGGAGTAGGGGGATTTTGACCCAACCCCGAACTTCCCAGCAACGTCATTGGACTCCCGCTTGGTGGAGCTGCCAATAGTTCCGAAGATTTCGTCGATGACTTGTTCCGTCATCGAGACGCCGAAGTCGCGGATCGTAAGCTCCGGAGTCAGGATGGTCGGCAGGGAGACCTTGAACGGGATGTCTGCCTTTCCGGCCTCGACATGAGAGTCCCAGGCGTTGGTCCAGAGTTCCCGCATGATCGATCCGATCTTGTCGGAGTACATCGTGTCGATGAGCGCCCGGAACAGGACGGCATTTGACGCAATGGTCATGCCCTTCGACTGCATCTCTCCGACTCGCTGGACGTTTGCGGTGGCCTGCCTAGGCTTCATGTCTGTTTTACCGTGCTTAATGTTTGGTGAAACAGACATTTCATGTTAAAATGACCCTGTCAAGTTAGGTTATACGATCATGGCAGAAAATTCTTCCACTTCAGAGTGCATCTGCCGGAACGTCCGCCTGCAGGACGCGATCCTCTTCTATATGACGCCTGAGCAGAAGAAGCCGGACTTCGTCTGGCACAAAGACTGTCCCGTTCACCCCTTCATTGTATCGGTCGAAACGAAGCCTGGATCGACAGAAGGAGTCAGGAAAGCAGAAAAAAGTGTTTGACAAACGGGATTCATTTCCTTATCTTGAGGCCATCGCAGTCAAGAGAAAGGAGTTATCCATGTCTAACAAGAACATCCGCCGCAAAGCCAAGCGCCTCACCTCCGAGCAGATCGGTCAGGCCTTCCGTCAGGCTCGCCAGACCCGGACGCCGGAGCGCGACGTTGTCCTGCTTCACCTGTCCTATGGTCTCGGCCTGCGGGCCTGTGAGATGTCCCGCCTTCAATGGGATCGCCACCTGCTCGACGCCGAAGGTGCCTTCACTGGCCAGCTCTGGATTTCGGGCGACATCGCCAAGAACGGTCGTGAGCGTACACTGACGATCCCGCAGCCGATCTTCGATGCTCTGGTTGAGCTTCACACGGCTCAGGATGGCGAAGAGGAGTTCGTGATCCACTCGCCCATCGAAGGCCGTAACGGCGTCTCGCCGAACGCGCTGGCCCAGTGGTTCATCCGCTTCTACCGCGACTGTGGCTTCAATGGCGTGTCCTCGCACTCCGGTCGCCGGACCTTCGGCACCAACAAGGCCAAGTCGATCACGAAGCATGGTGGCACGCTGCGCGACGTCCAGCTCGCCATGGGACACGCCTGCCTGTCCTCGACCGAAGAGTACATCGACGAGACCCCAGCGGCGCGCAAAATGATCACTGATCTGGACTACGCCGTGTAAGTTTCGGCCAACATAAATTTGCAATGCTTTTGGGCTTGATGTAAGGAAAAACCTACATCAAGCCCTTTGCTTTGAACCCTAGAAAGGAGACCCGATGCTCTGATGTCTGATTCCCTGAACAATTTCGCTGCCTCGTCTGGTGTCGTCATTCGTCCCGTCCTGCCGGTCCTGTCTCTGATCGGTCTCATCTTTGTCACCGCCAAAGTCTTCGGCTTCATCAGCTGGCCTTGGTGGCTCGTTCTCCTCCCATTCTACGGTCTCTGGGCACTCGTCTTCGGAATCGGATTGCTGATCCTTGCCGGGGGCGCTATCTTTGCCGCCTTCGTCTGGATCGTTGTATCCGTCGCCGAGGCCTTGCGCAAGCGCCGCATCAGGAAAGCCAACAAAGCCACCAGCGCACGATAGGCCGTCATGTCTGTCGTTGTGTACCGCGATGGCGTGATCGCCAGCGACCTGCAGCTCTCTGATAATGGAACCACTACTGCCCAGCGCTTCGTGAAGATCATGAAGTACAAAGGAGAGCTGTTCGGTGCCGTTGGCTCTGCCCATGACGCCGAGGAGTTCTTCGACTGGGCGCGCAACAAGGTCTACGGAAAATACACCTCATACTTCCCTGATGGGCCTGTCTTCGCTGAGAAGCCGGGAGAGGAGAAGAATTACTCTTCCGACCTGTTCTGGATCACGAAGGAAGGGAAGGTACTGGAATCCGACACCGACCGGTTTCCTGTCTTCTTTGAGACGGAGGCCGAGTATGCAGCCATAGGCTCAGGAACTCTCGTTGCGTTGGGCGCGCTGGCTGCCGGTGCAAGCGCTCAGGAAGCTGTTATGGCTGCCTGCAAGCATGACGCCTATTGCGGGATCGGAGTCGCTTACCTGGAATTGAAAGGCGTAAAATCCGACAAGCCTGTGATACGCCTGTTCGAGCCGATGCGATTGAAGGATGAACCCGAAGCGTAAGAAGAACCAGTACGGCCTGACGCGCTTCAACCGCGCGCCGGAGTCGATGCTCGAACAGGCGTATATCACACTCGCCAATCCCCTCCTGGGCGCCAAGGAAAAGCTCCGGCTCGGGCTCGTCGTCTCTTACCTTCGCGGGACCTACGACCTTCTGAGGTTCGTCGAGACAGAGAACGAATGCCGGGGCAGGGCGCTGGACGAGATCGAGAAGGTCTCGAAGCAGCTGAAGGCCGGTAAGATCGATGAGAAAGAGGCGGCGAAGCAAATCGCCTTCTGGACCAGGGAGGCGAAGAACTGGCGCAGTGCCAGGAGTTTTGGCGTCGTGACGAAAGACATCGCCGAACTCGATCCCTCCTGGACGGAGAAAGTTCCAAAGAACGTCCATCCGGACGATCTCTAAAGTAGTTGACAAACAGCAATTTTCATTTAGCGTGTGCTGATACAGAAAGGAGGTCCCATGCACGCGCTCTTCAGTTCAATCATCTTCGCGTTCGCGGCAAATCACCCGGTCGCATTCACTAACAGTCGCGTGATGGCGGATTACTCCATCCACATCACCAGTTCCCGCGTAGGGGACTCGATCTATATTGGTGAATGTCGAGGCTTCGAGGAAGGGTCTACCCTCCTTATCCGGTTTGTTGACACCGCGTCCGAAGCAGACATCTCAGGATACCTTGTCGATAACCCGAACCGGGCCGACCATGTGTTCTGCACCAGCTAGGCCGTGACAGAGACCCCTAACGACGACATCGAAGAACTAGAAGTAGACATTCTCAACGACGCCGAAGTTGTCGGCGTCGTTTCGAAGGAGGTCTGGGATCGCAAGATTTCGGTCCTGTTCTCGCCGAAAGGTGCCCGCCTGTCGCGGGACAAATGGATTCAGAAAAGTGCGACGTTCGGCGAGTTCTTCGCCACCGCATTCTCCAAACACCAAGTCGGACCGAAAGACGGCGCCTGTGTCGTTCTCGGAGACGGTACGGAGCGCTCGAAACGCGCCATGCGTTTCGCCTCCATGGTTGGCATCGACGTCGATAACGGCCAGAGTCCCGAGGAGATCGAGAACAATCTTCTCGACCGTAACATCTGTGCTCTGATCTATTCGACCCACTCTCACATGAAGTCCTATACGGACATCGCACAGGACAAGCTCATCAAGGCGCTCGGCCTGACGGAAGGGGAGACCCCGACCCGTGAGATGATGGTCGCTTATCTGACCGGCATGAAGGGTATGGACGCCGGTCTCTTCGTCGGCAATTTCGGCGAACCTGAGTTTGTCCACGAAGAGACACCGGCGTGGCGCATCAAGCACAAGCCGATGCCGAAGTTCCGGGTCTTCTTCCCGCTGAAGGAAGACTTCCCGTTCGCGCACCCATCCGAGCCTCACAAGGATCGTCTTGAGCGGTTTGCCAACAAGCTGCGCGGTCTGGCGGAGATGGTCGGCATCAACCAGATGGACCAGTCCTGTACCGACCCGTCCCGTCTGTTCTATCTTCCGGCCCACGCGAAGGACAGGCCACACTTCATCACTCTTCTCGCTGGCAACATGCTCGACTTCGACACGGTGAAGGAGGTCAAGTCATCCAGGAAGGGCCTCGCCGCACTGACTGACATCGGTCGTTCGCTGTCCGGATCGGGAAATCTCGTCACGCCGGGCGGGATGTCCATGGCGAAATGGGCGGCGACCTATGGCCCTGGTTTTGAAATTCTCGACGTTCTTCGTGACAACGTGCCGGACCTCGTTCGATCTGCTTGTTCCTCCAATCAGGGAATGCATGCCGAATGTCCGTTTGATGAAGACCACTCGAATGCAGGCGACACGGACGACACCGGATTCTTCGTCATCAATGGATCGGATTCCGACAACGGGTTCGTCGCGCACTGTATGCACGATTCCTGTCATGGACGGGACCGCCTGGATTTCCTCCACAAGATGCTCACCGACGAGTGGTTCGAAGAGAGCTGCCTGACGGATGAAAGCTATGTTGCCATCGTCGCGGACGATGACGACGAATATGAGGAGAAGGTCGAGGAGGCGATCAAGCTCGGCGCCCGTGGCGACATCAAGAAGGCCATCGAGAATCTGGAAGAAGGTCAGATCGACCGGGCCGACACGATCATCGAGGCGATCACGAAGGCGAAGTTCACGACCCTTGAGCGAGCCGAGATGCTGAAGGACATGGCAAAGTCGCTGAAGCTGTCGAAGACCCACATGGAGAAACATTACAAGGAGACGAAGGAGCGCCTGATGCTATCCGAGTCCGATGCGATCCAGGAGGAGTACGAGCGCAAGGCCGAGATGGGTGTGATCTTTGTGGACAAGACCAGCTTCGATACGCAGGTCCGGCTCGCCTGGTCGAAGCTTGGGAAGAAACAAGCCCGCGATCCGCAGCTTTTCTGGTCCGATCAGGGTTACATCGTCCGTATGCGGGACAACATGGGAATGAAGACGGTCCGCGAGATCGGATCGAACGACCTCATGGATGCTGTCGCGCACTCGTGTCACTGGAAAACCTTCACCATGGAAGGAGACCAGACGGCGCCTCCGCCGGATGCGGTGATCAGGACGATGATGGCATCCGACAATGCCCGTAACCGTCTCCCACTCCTGAAAGGGATCGTGACAGCGCCGTTCTTCACCGATGACGGGACACTGGTCATGGAGCCTGGGTACAATCCGAGCGGCTATTATCTCGCCGATGTCGATGCCGGGAGCTATCCGGAAGTCCCGCTGGACCCGACCGATGAGGAGATCGATGACGCGCTCGATTTCATCATGGAGAACCTGTTCATCGACTTCCCGTTCGAGGACAACACAGGCGGACAGTCGTCGAAGTGCCACGCTCTTGCAATGCTGCTTCAGCCCTTCATCCGCCCAATGATCTCCGGCCCGACACCGATCTATTTTGTGGACAAGCCGCTTCCGGGGACAGGCGCAACGCTGCTGATCGACTCGGTCCTGCGTATCTCGTCAGGCCGACCAGGGGAGGCGCAGACGATCCCGGCGAACGAGGAGGAGTTCCGCAAGACGATCACTTCCAGCCTGTCCGAAGGCGCGGCATATTTCTGGCTCGACAACGTGGACCGGATGATCGACTCCGAAAGTTTCGCCTCTGTGACGTCATCGGAATTCTTCCAGTCGCGGCGTCTCGGCTCCTCCACCACGATCCGCTTCCCGGTTCGCAATCAGTTCATCGTCTGCGGCAACAATGTGGACATGCGCTCGGAGATGATCCGCCGGATGCTGCTGATTCATCTCGATCCGAAGACCGCCGACCCGACTGCCCGGTCCGGCTTCAAGCACAAGCATCTTCTTCGTTGGGTGAAGGAGAACCGCCCGAAGCTGGTTCACGCGTGCCTGACGCTGTGTCAGGCCTGGATCGCCGAAGGGTGTCCGGAAGCCGACATGATGAAGGCCTCCTATGAGCACTATTCCGCCTGCATGGGTGGGCTGATGGATGTCATCGGCGTGGCAGGGTTTATGGAGAACGAAATTATCCTTCGTCAGTCCTCGGATGGCGAGAGCGCGTCGATGGATGAATTCATCTATCGCTGGTGGGATACGTTCGAAAGCGAATACACAGGAGTTGGCGGCGGTGAAGGAAACCAGGCGGAAGGCCTGTGCGCTGTCCTTGCAGAGCAGGAAATCCCGTTTGTATGGGCAAATAATGAGAGCGCACTCAAGACGAAACTCGGCAAGAAGCTCAAGATGCTTCAGAATCGCCAGTTCAGATTCGAGACCGATGACGAGGTGGTTGAGGTTCGTGTCGAGATCGCAAAACGCTCTGGCAGAATCAATGAATACCGTCTCGCAGTTGTCAGCCGGGAGCCGCGTGAGTCTTGACATTTAAGGTGATTTGAGTAGTCTGTTCAAAGGACAGCCCGGCCTGCTCCTTTCTCATGCTGCGATAGGGGGTAGCGCCCCGGAAGGATGCCGTGAGGCCCGTCACTTCGGTGGCGGGCCTACTTCTTTTCTGCCAACCTGAATTTGATTCGATGACCCGGATGTGTGACACATTTTGGGCGAGGCCTCGTTCGTTCGAGGCGAAAAATGATTACTTCAAAACACTCCTTGTTAAATGGGTGGGTTCTATACGAGCGCGGCAGGGAAGGGTTCCTTGCCCTACACCCGTTCGGATACATGGCCTGGCAGGACGAGGTCGAGGTTTTTGTCCGGGACAGCCTCGGGACAGTCCTGACGGTTTCGAGAAACCTGGCGACGATCAACCTCGATCACTATGTCAGCCGGACGGACATGTCAGGCGAGCCTGCTGGTGACGAATGGCAGCAATTCATTGACGACATATTCGAATACTCGATGGATTTCATCAACGAGCATCGCCAGAATCAGAGCCTGACCTACAATGATGTAAGGGAGCTGGTCTCAACACCTGCGACGAAGCGTCTGATCGAGGTTGCGAAGTCTAAACAAACTCTCCTGGTAGAGCCCGAACATGCCGTCTTTTCGTGACCGGGTCATCTTCCGGATCGATCAGGAGGTCGAGGATATTCTGGTTGCACGCTATACCTGCAAGCGGCGCCAGGTGAACAGCCTCAGTCTGTCCGTACCGAAACTTATATCGGATGGCGGTCGCCGGGTCCGTTTCAAAATCTATGAAGGTCATATCGGTCCGCAGCAGAAGCGCGGCATGCCGATCCAGTGGGAATTCAAGAAAGAGCTGGTCGCCGGGAGCGATCTGCAGGAGAGATAAATGGGAGCTGACATCGCATCACTTGGAGAGCTGGGTGGGATCGCGAGCTTTGTGACCGTCCTGGGATTGGTCCTCTGGACCGCCTGGCAGAATATCAGCCCGAAGATCACGAGCGACAAGGACAGGATCGAGCAGGCGCAGGGCGCTGTTCACTCCGATCTGGTCTCCCGGATCGATGCCGTCCGAGCGTCCGAACGGGAAGCTCTGGAACGGATCGACATCCTTGAAGAACAGCTCGACCGGGAACGTGAGTTGCGCCGCACAGCGGAAGACGAAGCCGCCCAGGAGCGCCTGCAGCGCCGCCTGTGGGAGGCAAAACATCGACGGGCTGTTGACCAATTGCTAAACCTTGGCCGCGATGATCTCGCGCGGGCTGCAGAGTCCATCGAAGCCGGGGCGGTGGCTGTATCGCCCGATACTCCGGCCTGAGATTTGAATAAAGTCAGGAAGAAAGGACCCCTGACATGAGACAATTGCTTGTCGCTGCTGCAGTATGCAGCCTGATCGCATCTCCGGCCCATTCGGACGACGCTTCCGAGTACACCGATCCTGACAGTTTCGTCGCCGATTGCGTATCCTATCGAATGCAGCGCTCCATGGAGAGCGCTGTATCACTTTCCCGAACCTGTCGTGTGGACTACTACGCCTATGTTGTCTCGGACCTCGGCAAACCTCTCCCTGAAGACTTTGACGATGTCTGCTCCGCAATGATGTACAGGGGTTTAGTTTCTGATCTCAGAAAGGATGGAATATCCCCAACGAGCGACGAGCTGGACATTGTCCGGGAGGAGTCGGTATCGTTCTGCGTAACTGTCAAGGAAGCAATCCTCGACGGGACGTACTGGCAGTAAACGCAAAGAGCGGACGCTTCGATGGCTCAGGGACACTCCCGTCACAGCCTCCACGCCCGCTCTCATGCTTTCAGCTACGCATTTTACCGGCGTCACCCGACTTCCATTCGAGGTGTGTAAATCCCCTCGCCGCTGACACACGGCTCGTCTCTATGTCGTCGGTATGCCTTTCAGCGTCTTCAGCAGCTCACGGCAATGGTGGGCTGTGTAGGTGATGTCCCGATAGGAATTTGCGAGCCTGTCGGGCGTTGTCCGCTTGCGCCTGATCTTGTTCATCTCGATCTCATGATGTCCGGGGCAGTAGTCCCACGTCTGGCCGCAGTCGAAGCCGACAACACTTCTCAGTCCGTCCGTCTCGGTCGGCACGAAGCTGACCTCACTGACAGGGAAGGCGTCGGAGATGTAGGAGACAGGCCTCACGGTGCGGGGCGCCTCATCTGGTTCCATCTGCAGGATGGGTGGGTATTCTGTCATACCAACATAACCACAGAGGTGCAGCGAGCCCGGCGCCCGCAGGATCAGGAAGCGCGTGTCGAGCGCCTTGTCGTGCCACAGGATGGCGTCCGGCTCCTCGAACCATGGGCCGAGAGGGATGTCCTTGGTGACGCTCCTGCGGACAGCAGGGCTGACGCCGACGATGGCGAGGACGTCGTCCTTGTCGATCTCAGCTTCGCCGAGGATGTGCTCGAATAGTTCCGAGTGAATGGTCAGCTCCTTCGTCTTCATTGTGCGGCCTCGGCGTGTTCGATATTTGTGATAGCCGATTCTATAGAATCTGCTGCACTCTCCAAATCCATAATAGCGCCATCGAGCTGGTTAGAAGCCTCCTCAGATGTATAGTAGCGCTCCGACGACTGCATGTTTTCCGGCATGTTATCCCGGTATTCGTCTTCGGCGTCCTTCTCCTGCTCGACGATCTCTACCTTGATCGTCTCGATCTTCTCCTTGAGGTCTTCGAGCTGGTGGCGGGCGTCTTTGAGGGCTTTTCTACGCGCGTTGTTCATTGGGTGCTCCTTTCTTATGCTGCGATGCAGGACAGATAGAATAGTGATTCCCGTTTGTCAAATACTATTAGTGGCTCGCCTACGGTCAGCTTGATTCAAGTAAGTCCGTTGTCCTGTAAGCCTGGCCTCCGATAATTCTGGCGGAAGCATTCCATGTAAAACCGTTACGAGAGGTCTCGTGTGGGTAGCCTCTCGGATTGCATGTTACATGTGTCCGCCCGACTCCATAATAAAACGAGTCATGGACATGCCCATGTATCCACAGCTTCACATATGGAGGAATGTCCACTTCGGAATAGTATCCGTAGTTCGCCAGTCCCTCTTTCTCAAACCTCGGGTGAATGGAATTTCGGTGTGGCGCCATATGAGTAACGACAACGTCAGGCTCGCACGCTCTCAGAGCATCCATCGTCCTGTGGTGTCTGCGGACAGCCTCATCGGGCGTCATGCCCTCAATCACCCGATAATCATTAAGGTAGTTTCGGACAACCTCCTTGGTCAGGGGGTCGTCCTTATTCATATCGGGCCATAGAACTCCGCCGAAGAAGCGGAGGCCTTGGAAATCATCATACTCATCATCCAGATATGTGATACCGTGTTCCGAGTAGAAATCCTTCAGCATACTCATATCACTGAGGGATCGTCCGTAAGGTTCATGATTTCCTGAGACAGCATAGACTTTGTCATACATCCTGGACGCGGTGTCTAGGAAGTTCTGAAGATGCTTGGCTTTTGGCAGCCATTTAATAGGGAAAATATCTCCTGCCAGAACAAAGACATCCCCTCCCTTCAAAACTTTGGCTGCTTGTTCAGGCATGATTTCACTGAACTCGACGTGTAAGTCGGAGACATAGGTGATGTTAACTCCGTTCATAAGTAAGTACCTTTGGTCTGAGTTTTTCCTTCAGATACTTCCACGACCCGTGATCGAGTGAGCAATCCTGTATAATCGACCAGTCGGCGTCCAGGATGTCGCAGAAATAGTCTCCGTGATCTCCGGGCGGGTCCAGTATGACGGCGCCTCCGACAGCCTGGGCGCGTCTCAGGTACAGCTCACAGCCGCGTCTGGGTCCTTCCGGGAAGGTCACGCCCTCATAGAGGATGAGATCGCCTTTCCGGTCTATCCGGCAGAGGCGAATGTAGGCGGCGTCCTGAGAGAGCATGGCATCAATGCTGGCGCGGTCAGACATCCTCTTCGCTCCGTTCGTCGATGGAGTTCAACTCGGCCTGAAGCTCCGTGATCCGGTTCACAAGGTTGTCACGATGCGTCTTTCGATTCCATTTTCGCTTGATGCTGGCGATCCGGGCGTTCTCGGCATCTATCCATTTATTGACCCGAAGCTCGCGCAGGCGCTCCTGAAATTCCTCGTCGGTTTCTTCACGCCAGACATGGAGTTCAACCTCGACGCCGTCGTAATTATGCTCGATCACGAGATGGAACTCCTGTCCTGGATATTTGTCCCGCACAGCTTGGAGGTGCTTTATCGCGTCGGTGATGTCTCCTTCTAGGCCGTCAACGTCGAATTCCACAACGTCGTAGCGTCGCCCTCTCGGGACGTCCTCTTCCTGCAGGATCGCTTCAATCTCGTCCAGGTGATCGTACCAGTCGCGGAACTTCAGTTGGCTGAGTTTTTCATGCATCGTGTGCTCGAAGTTGGCGATCTCGCTCATTCCAAGGTCTGAGTCATTCATATCCGATTTTCCTCAACAGGTTGCTGAGCCATATCAGCGTCGCGTGTATGGCTTTGTGGATGGTAGGGTAGGCCTCGATCAGGGCGCGTCCGAGTTCCGACCAGGTGACGCGTAAACGCAGCATAGCAGCAATCAAGCTGTCCGGGGCGTAGACCTCAAACCACGCCAGACGAGCCAGATCAGAGTCTGGTGCAGTGAGTTCAAGTTCCTTGAGAAGCACTTGCGTATCTCCCTTCAATAATGTCTTCGATGGCCTCTTCCATCCGACTGACGATGTCGCAGAGCGACTGTATGCGCTCCTCGTCGGTAAGCCGTGTGAAGTGTCCACAGCCAAGCTCGACATCGCCTCCGTACTTGATGTCAGACAGGTCGGGGCCTCTGACAGTCTGCTCACAGGCGTGGCAGTACATGGGGGCGGTGAAGCCGCTCATCAGCCGTCACCTCGGAGGAGCCTGATTGTGTCCAGACGGTCCATGATGCTGGGGCCAACGTGGAAGGACGAGGTCATGTGGCCGGACATCCCATCGGTGTGAAACTGTCCGGTCTTGCACATCTCGTAGAAGATGTCATTCCACAGATTGTTTTCGGCTTTAAGGCTGGCGATAGAAGGCGGAGGCTTGTCTGCTATCGTCCACAGGGGTTCGACTTTGGTGACGTCGATACCGGCGTCCCATTCTCCCTCAAAGTCTTGGCACGCCCATGGCTTGATGGTGCAGAGATACACGCCGGTCGTGAGGCCTTTGTCCCATGAAGGATTGAAACCAGAATCCTCCGTGGAGTATTCCGGGATGACGTCCTTCTCCCGACACTCGTCGCTCTGGTCGAGGATGTAGCCGGAGCCGTTGTCGGCGAGAGCGACGATGCATTGCAGGCCTGTGAGTGGTGAGGTCATGATTTCTCTTCCGATGCGGTGATCATGGCGTCTGCGAACATGAACCGGAGCTTCGCCTGTACGGCCAGCTCGAAACGAACGACCTCGATACGGTACTCGGAGTAGGCTTCCTTCGAGATGGTGTTCCTGTTCGGCTCGGGCGGTCGTTCTCTGCCGACCAGCGCTTCCTTCGAGGCGACGGACAGATTCTTGTAGGCGATCTCGCCATACTCGTCCTTGTCCATCTGGGCGGCGAACCAGTCGCGTCTGGATATGCCTTCGATCACCGCTTCTTCCTCCAATCTGCGAGGTTCACGACATTGTCGGTCGGCGTTTCTTCAGGCTCCGGCTCAGGATTGTTGTTGAGGAGGGAGAGATCGACATCCCTTCCGATCACCGCGCCAGAGCGAGCGTCGTGAACGCGGATGACGGCTGAGTAGGGGACGACGACGTTGAAGAACTCACCGCCGAAGCGGAGGACCACCGTGAAACGGTCGCCTTCGATGGACAGGTCCCAGTAAAGCTCCTCAAGGACAAGCGTGAGGTAATGCGGGAACCGCTCCTTGATGTTGTCCGGCAGCTCCACGCCTTCCGCATGCGTCTCGACGACAATGTGCAGGGCAGGGGCGAACGGCCTCGTTGCGTCAACGGGACGAGAGTTCAACAGCTCTTGGATGATGATCTCAAGCGGCGTCCCTTCGAGGACGATGGGTGGTCGGTTACTCATGGTGTCAGAAAGTCCTGTGGCGGCACACACTTGTCGCAGTGATGTACCTTGTCTTCGTGGTCGAAGCCGTGGGCGATTATGGTCCGGCAGGTGTTGCAGAGGAGGGCTCCGACACCTCCATTCCACTTCACAATGGCGACGAGGAAATTGATCTTCGGCACGTCAGTAAGTCACCGACGTGCGTTCGATGAAGATCGGGATCAGGCCGAAGAGCAGGAATATCCTGTATGTCGCGACGGCCTCGGGCACCTTGTACCCTTTCTTGGTCCGGTAGTTCCGGAGCGTCTTGTTGAAGAACTTGGCGTAGATCATTCTGGTCCTCGCAGGGAGTGGGTCCAATGGGTCGGCTCACCATAGTCGAAGGAGAACAAGCCTCCGACGATCATGGTTAGCTGGCCGCTAGTGTTTCTGGTGCATCGCCCTGAGACGGCATTCGCCGAGCGCCCCGATCTCAGGTTCTCGTCCGGCACCCAGAAGATGACCGGACGCCCGTCGTCGGGGACGTCAGCTATGTCGAACCAATCGACATCGTTGAGTGGTATGTTGGAACCGTGCGGCAAGGTCAGTCCTCCGTCTTGCCGACATCTGGATCGGAGAGATCGACCGGCACTTCCGTGAGCTGGGTGTCTCCGGACGTCTGGAACTCGCCGAACCGGCTGTCCGTGATGCGTCCCTCCTCTGTGAGGAAGTCGCGGACCTCTCGGAGGCGTGAGACGTTCACGTGGACGGACATTCCTTCTCGGACCCCATCCGACATGTCGGCAACTTGGGCGAGGGGTATGCAAAGGTCCATCAGCCGCTCGAACCGGGCGTGTTTGTCTGCTTTGAGCGCCTGCAAATCCTCGTAAAGCTCGTCTAGGCTGAAGGAAGACAGAACCTTCTTACCGTTCTCACGGATTTCGACCTTGTTGGCGCGATAGCCAAGGAAGCCGCTGAGTTCGTCGTCGAGCGCTTTTTCCAAGGCCTTCAAGGAGCCGGTGTAGGTCCAGCTTTTGTCGCCAAGTGTGATGAATGCCTGATACATGTGTTCTCCTTTCCTGGAAGCTGCGATAGCCCAGGGAGATACGCGCCTGGCAATCGATAGTCAATCCCCTTTGTCAATGAATTTGTTGACGCCAAGTACCTGTCTGTCTACACGTGTGTGATCACCTGGAAGGAGAACCAACCATGGATGACAAGCGGAAGAAGGAGCTTCAGACCTTCCTCGACGAGGCGATCAGGATGTGTAATGGCACATTGGAGATGGACCTCTGCGTCAGGGACAAGGAGGAGGCGGCTTTCCTGAAGGCTGCGATGAAAAGCCGGAAGAAAGTGAAGAATCTTGGCGTCAAGATCGAGAAAAGTAATTGACAAACGGGATTAGCTGATCTAAATCACACTCATCGCAGCAAAGAGAAAGGAGACTTCATGCCCAGCATCGCGAACCTCGTTACGGCGTTCCCAGACTATGATGTCGATACGCTTCCGCTGATCCCGGACGACTGGACCGACGTTTCCTACGTCAATGACGCATGCCCTTGTTTCGAGACGTCTGTCCAGAACCTCTACGTCTTCGTCGATTACGCCAAGCCAGAAGACCGGGAGCATCCCGGCCTGCCGCGCTTCGGACTCATGTTCATCGGGGGCAGCGAGGTCGAAGGCTCAGGACTCTCGACCGACGACTGGCTGGAAGTTCTGGCCTGCGTCCGTGGGAACGTCTCCCCGAACTTCGGCGCCGAGATCGAGGTGCAGGAAAAGATCAGCCACTCGACGCCGATCCGCAACATCGTCGAGGGCATGCGCTACATCAAGTTCCTTGTGGCCACTGGACAGATGTTCCACCTAGAAGATGATCCCTACGACATCGTGTCTCTCGCCACTGGGGAACGCCTGTGGTCTCCTGAGACGTGTGGGGCGATCAGTCAGCGCCAGAGCGAACTCTACCGTCTTGATTGGTCGCTTGTCGGCGAGGAATGTCCGATTGGGTACTACTACCTCATCGATCCTACGGACCATCGGCAAGAGGAGCAGTCGGCATGACCTATGTGATTTACACCGACTTCGGCATCTACGACGACACGCTCGGCGTGCCGGTCAGCACGATCTCCGATCCGTCCTTCGACGGCGGCGACATCGTGTGGCGAGGCTCTTCGTACTTGGAGTACATTCGATACGGCTTCGCGAAGGTAGAGGACTTTCCGTTCGACAGGGCGGCGACTGTCCTCGAAGACGAGAACGAGGACTAACAGAATTGAGGCGATGGCCTCTCACCTTGCACTGGGCGCCTTTCTGCCCTTTGCTGCGATGACTGAAGCCCGGCGACGCAAGTCGCTGGGCCTCTTTTTAGGTCGTCGTGTTTTGCGGTTTTCAGGTTATCGCACTCAGCCCGGCTCGAATTCCCACTTCCACTCCAAGCCGGTATCCATGGGAACGTCAATCATGGCCGCGAGGTCTTCGTTGGAGATGTCCCATGTACGTGCCCATAGGAAATGATCATGCTCCTTGCACGACCTCTCTGCAGACGGGTACGCCAGCCCCACATAAGGACTTCCTCCCAGTGTCTTGATCCGGTCTGCTGCGCGTCTCATTGCGATGTTGTAGAGATTGAAGAATCCTCTACCGTGGTGTTCTCCAAGAGGAGGAAAGGGAGGGGGACCAAGCGTGCTCTCGTACATCCTGAGATACCAGTCTTCCTGTGAAAGTGTGGCCTTCCATGCCTGTGTTCGGAGCGTCCTGAAGACCTCGTCGATCCCTCCTGTCATGATGATCCGACCGATCTCCGGATCGATCCCGGACTGACTGACAGCCTCTGCTGCCTTGTCGAAATCGTTCCCGTACATTTCCTCCATCTCTTCCTCTGAAGGACGCACGGATGCAAGATACGCCTCCACCTGGAACTCTGCTACGACGTCCGCTGCCCTGTTTGCTTCTTCCAGAATCTTGACGTGGTGCGGCGGAACATGTCGGTCGCGCCTGTAGCTTTTCATCTGACTTACCCGCTGGCGGGTGACGCCGAACATTTTCGAAAGATCAGAAACCTCTAACTGTTCCAGGCCGAGCCGGACGAGGTGATCGAATAGGGACTTCGTTTGAGAGGTCATAAAAATTCTCCATGTATAGTTTTGTAAACATAACATGTAAGTTCGAGCCAACAAAATCTATGTTGACAGAAATCCGTCGGAACGTTGACAAAAATCCGGTGATCGGCGGTGTCGCGCCCATAAATGGGCGTTTGACTCAGGGTTGAGGGGTCCGGACAGCCATCTCTATAGGCCGAAAATTTCGTATTTTTGTCAACATGGCGCCGCCACACTCCATCCGGATAGGGTGCGGAGCCTTATGTTGACAAATATACGAAAATTTTAGCTCTATGGGGTAGTAGAAAAGTAGTGTTTATCACGGTTGCATAAATGTCACACCTTATAGATGACGCTGACTTTTTAGCTCTCCCACGAGGCCGGAAGGCACGCCGCAGGCGGGCCTAATTGACTCGCGCGTGCGTGCGCCCAGGCGCGTGCGATGCCTCGATCCCCGTCCGGCCAGACGACCTCATTCCTGTCGTCCTCACGGGTCGCTTCCTGTCGTCCTCACGCGGTCGCTTCCTGTCGTCTCGATCTCTCACTTCCTGTCGTCCTCACGCGGTCGCTTCCTGTCGTCTCGATCTCTCACTTCCTGTCGTCCTCACGCGGTCGCTTCCTGTCGTCCTCGCACCCTCATTCCTGTCGTCCTCGCACGGTCGATAGTCCCCGCGCCATGAGGGCGAAGCCCGAGTGGTGAGCGAAGCGAACAGCGGGGTGTGGCCTGCCAAGGTGAATTTGACAATGTAAGGACAAGCGAACATAATTCGGACTTCACATGAAAACATGTCCGAGCACGCCATGCCCTTCGACTTCCGCAACAAAGTCACGGAAAGACGCCCCGACCTGACCGCCGACTATGTTGCGCTCAAATCTGCTGAGGACATCCTGGAACCCTTCCTTGGATGGTTGAAGTCGAGGGGCAGCGTCATCCTGAAGACGCCAGCAGAATTCAAGCTCGTTCTGGCCGAGGCCTTCAAGACCAGTCCAGACATGTTCGCTATCACCAAAGCCATCGGTGAAGGGTTCGGTCTGCCTGCTGACGAAAAGCTCTATCAGATCGTCTCGGACCAAGCCTTCGACCGGCGCCTTCACCACCGGGCAGCCATACAGGACTGGGTGATGCGGAACGTGATCCGGTTCCCAGCCAAGGAAGGAGACAACGTCAACTTCTGGCGCAATGAAGATGGAAGACGGGTTCGCCGGGCGGGCATCGTTCTCGCCGTCGATCCGACCTCCGCCAGCGCCGTCGTCAGACTGATCTGGGCGAAAGACAGGACCGCCGACCGCGTCAATTCCGAAGACATCGACACAATCATCGCAGCCGCGAAGCTCGCGAAAGGAAAATGATCCCAGCCTACCGGACTATCGGCATCGACCCCGGCAAGACCGGGGCGATTGCGATCCTCTCCACCGACACAAACGGGGTCGGACGTCTCTTTATCTGGGATATGCCGATCAACGAGATCACTGGCGATCCTTGTCCCTTCGAACTTCACGCTATCTTGAAGAACTCCACAAACTTCAACGCCCTCGCATATCTCGAACTGGTCGGCGCTCGTCCTAATCAGGGCGTCGTCTCGACGTTCAATTTCGGTGTCGGCTTCGGGATCGTCCAGGCTGCACTGGCGATCAATCAGATCCCCATCACAATGGTCCGCCCGTCTGACTGGAAGCCGCGCATGCGCATTCCTTCAGGTGGAACCAAGACCCAGAAGAAAGCGAAAGCCATGGACCGCGCAGGGCAACTCCTCCCATTCTGCACCGACATGTGGCCGCTGAAGAAGCACGACGGACGGGCCGAAGCAGCTCTCATCGCCGTGTACGGACATCTGTCCGAGAACCGCCCGATGAAATCAATTCAGGAAGGTACTGTGAATGGCCGGTAAGATCGAGCTTCCGTTTGATCCCTCGAAGCTGACAGAGCGTCAGAAGAGGGAATACGTCCGCAACTCCCGGTCCGCAGTTGGCGCCGCCTACTACAAGAAGAAGCTCGCCTTCAATTTCTTCCTCGAAGCCGTCAATGACGAAACGCCATCTCCAAAGGAGATCGAAGACCACCGCTTCGCCTACCTGTCTGCATCCGAAGCCCATTTGGATGCGATCATCGGTCTGCGCGGCCTCCACCAGACATTCGGACTCAAAGGCAGGTTCGCTATGCCTGACGATGATGATGACGAGGACTGACAGTGACTGCACTGGTTGACCCAAATGACATCCCTCTACAGAACATTCGCCACGAGCTTTTCGCACATAACCGTGCCCTTGGAATGTCTGGTGCAGATGCTTGTGCCGCTGCTGGTTTCCAACGGAGTTCCGATCTAGCGAACCGCCTGGACGAACGTCCGGAAGTCATCACCCGCATCCAGCAGCTTCAGACCAAGTTCCGCCGGTCGCTGGATGAGCGCCGCGAACAGGCCGAGCTTCTGAACACCGCTTCCGAGCTTGGCGTCACGCCGAGATGGGTGATCGAGCAGTTGAAAGAGAACGTCACGCTCGCCCAGGATGCGAACCAGTTCGGCGCCGCCAACTCCTCTCTGAAACTGATCTCTGAGCTGATCGGCATGAACAAGCCGGTCGATCCGAACAGCAAGAAAGACGCCCAGCAGAAACTCCCCGGAGACCTGAGAGAGATGTCGGAGCGACTGAATGCGCTTCCGCCTCTGGCAGCAGACGGGGAGTTTCAGCTCGATCAACTCGACGCCTCCGACGAAGAGGCGATGAACGAAGCACTCGAAGAACTCGACGAGGAAGACGAAGATGAGTAAAGAGACCGACTATTCCGAAACCGGCCAGCCGACCGATCAACTTGCCCGGCTGACCCTGCTGCAGAAGCAGATCACCAAATGGTACAATGACACCATCCGGCACATGGTCGAAGGCGAGCCGATTGTCTCCGAAGAGATGCACAAGATGTGTGAGCTGACCGACATCAGCCCGGACACGAACTTCGCTGTCTCCAAGATCAGTCAGGAACTGTCCCGCCTCGCTGACACATCGAAAGAAGAGATCAGAGCGGAGCGTCTTCGTGCATACGCTAAGGCAAACTACTAACCAGATCGAGGAAGGTCCGGCCTCCATCGCGCAGACCATCGAGGTTTTGGACGCGTATGAGGACTGGATCGGACGTCATCACAGCGATCTCGCGCGTGAACGGCCACATCGCCTGCACGAGTACGCCAAGGTCTATGACAATCTGTTGAAGTTCCTAAATCTACCTCTGACAACATCTCCGAAGGAAGCGCTCATACATGTCAGAGCACAGATCAAGTCTTTGAAAGAGGCTGCGATCTACGACATCACCCAACGCGCTCAGACGGGCAAACTCTGCCTGCAATCATTGAAAGGCTATGTCTAACGCTTTCCCCTGGGAAGAACGGATGAAAATAAGAGCGGGGATCGAGCGTGCCTTCGATCTCCGCTCTCGTCTTGAGAAGCATCTGAAGACCGGCAGCCCGATCAACCCGAAGGTCATCGAGTACATCTCGAAGATCACCGGAACGGTCGATCCGGAAGGCATGCTCAAGGGGATCACGGCTTTCTCCGAGGCCATGAAGGCCGACTACCAGGAACGCGTCCGGCAGAACGCTTATGATGATCTCGGCTCCTTTGCCGAGCACATGAATTACGATCAACCACCAGCCTTTCACCACCAGTTCATCTGCGACCACCTGATGATGGCGGAGAGGGGAGAGCTTCAGTTCTTCACCCTGTCTGCCCCTCCGGGACACGCCAAGCCTATCTGGGACCAGAGCCATGTGATCGCCAAGCCACCGGTCAAGCACCTCAACGGAAAGCAGTACAACAGATCGACCATCCTCGCCGATGTCGAACCCGGCTGGATGGTCTGGACACACAAGAAGCGCTGGAAGCAGGTCACGGAAGTTCACGAGCAGGGCGTCCTCCCTGTCCAGACGATCCTGACAAATGCCGGGTCGATCCTCCGGGCCGAAGAGACACACCCGATCCTCACCGAACGCGGCTGGATCAATGCCGGTGAGATCAAGCCGGGCGATCTCGTCCTGACGACGAAGCCGGGCGAGCGCCTGTCAGCCGACAAGGTTCTCGGAACCTTCGACGGAACTCCATACATCGGTGAGTATGTCATGTCGGTCTCCCATGGAGGCCACGTCCCATGCCGATGCCTGACGGTCGAGGATGACAGTTCCTTCGTCGCCGAAGGCATCATCGTCCACAACTCGACCTATTCGTCCCACCTCTTCGGCGCCTGGTATCTTGGCCGCAACCCGGATCACATCTTCCTGCAGGCTGGTAACACTGCCTCCTTCGTGGAAGACCAGATTTCGGAAAAGGTCCGCTCATATATTCAGGACCCGGCCTATCAGGAAGTCTTCGAAGACATCCACATCTCGAAGGCAAAGTCGTCGCTAAAGACGTGGAAGCTCGAAAAGCGCAAGGGCACATATCAGGCCCGTGGTGTTGGCGCGAAGATCGCCGGGGTCCGCGCACACTATCAGAACGTCGATGACCCGATTGGTTCCCGCGAAGAAGCAGAGAGCCCGACCCAGCGTGAGAAATCATGGAACTGGTTCGAGGATGACTTCTACACCAGACGCCTCCCAACCTGTCCGACATCGATCACGGCTACCCGCTGGCATGAAGATGATATTATCGGAAGACTCATGGCACGGGAGAAGAACAAGAAGGACTCAAAGTGGGAATTCATCAATCTACCCGCGATTGCCGAGGATAATGACCCGCTAGGACGGGCGCCCGGCGAAGCACTTTGGCCAGACTTTTTCACCATAGAATTTCTTCTGGAAACGAAAGCTGACTCGTCGGGCCGCAAATGGAATTCCCTGTACCAGGGCCACCCGTTCGACGCTGACGGCGGTGTTTTCAACATCGAGTGGATGGCCCGATATAAGACACTACCCTCAGACGATGAGATCGTTAAGGTTACTGTTTCGGTGGACTGTGCAGAGAAGGCGAACCAGCGGAACGACTACACCGTGATCACGGTCTGGTACGAGACGACGCTCGGCAAGCATTACCTGGTCAACCTCGTTCGGCGCCGGATGGAGTTCACCGACATGACGAAGACGATCAACCTGCTGGCCAAGCGGTATGGCGCCCACGAGATCATTATCGAGGATGCCGGTGCCGGTGTGCAGTACATCCAGACTCAGTCAGGCCGGGATGGACGCAAACGCAAGGCACCGTGCCCTGTCACGCCGATCCCGACGAGCCCGGTCAACACCAAGGCCTTCCGCCTGGATGGCTGTGTTCCACTTATCAGGGCAGGGGAGGTCTTGTTCCCTGAGAAGGGCGAGTGGATCGCCGATCTTGAGCACGAACTGTCCTCGTTCCCTGATGGAACTTACGATGACCAGGTTGACTCCGTCACCCAGTATCTCGACCGGCTGAACAAGAAGGTGAAGCGTGGAAGTCTGAAGGCCAGCCGGACCAAGAAGCCGTCGAAGCGACGTCAGGACCTGCCTGAAGAGCCCAAGAAGCACGAGACAAACTACATCGGCAAGCCGACTCACGACCCACGCCACAACGGAGGACCGCCCCTTGACACCTAATTGTTCTATTCTTTTGATTACGAAGTACCCTTCTTATTGGAGAAGCCGATTCCGGAAGGATAGCGGAGTGAAGGTTCAGGCACCTGGCACTGCGGTATGGGGACTTATTCCTTCCAGAATCCTCGTCGAGAACTGTGATTTCAGTGCGGCAGACTTGATCTGGATTGAAGACGTCCTTGCGCGCCGCCTAATTCCTGATGTCGGTCTTGAGTTTTATGGGACCTCTGAAATCCTTGATGAAATCGAGGCGTGCCTCGCAGAGTCATAAAAGACCATCACAAAAGGCACGAAGTCTGACTCCCAGGTAATTCCTGACAGCTCGGAGAGTCAGAAAAGGCCGTCATGAAAGGCCAAATGTCCGGTTCATTTGCCGATGTCATGAATCCTACCAGGGCCGAGTCATGAATCCTGCCGATCTCCTAATGTGCAGTATTCATTACAGATTCCGCGATCACAGGAGTCATAGAATACGCCTTCAGTGACTCAAATCATGACTCCGCCCACCCAGGCGCCTCGATTTTGGCCGGTTTGATGTCCGGTTTCATGACTCTGCGAGTCAGCCTGTCAGGAAAGGCGCATTCTCTGACTCCGATCGTCAGAAAAACCCAATAAAATCAGTGACCAAGGGACCCTCAGTCACGAAAGTAGGGGTAGGGACCCTGCGCCTGGACAATAGGGGTAGGGACCCTGCGGTTTTCGAGCATAGGGTGGGTCTAATCCAGCGAAAAATGCCTGTCTCCGCTGAGACAGGCACATTCAACTGTCGAATTCGTCCGGCGTAGGGCGCCTGGGCGGCGGCTTGGCGCCTTTCCCCTTTCGCGGTCGCACGATCCTCTGCCTGTAGGCAGGATCAGCGAGGCTACGGGCCTCGTCAGAGCGCATCTTGGGCTCCTTAGTCTTCCGGTTCTTCTTCGGCATCCTTGCGAGGCCTGCCCATGACAGGCATCTCATAGTCGCAGAATTCGTAGGGTATCTCCCCGCCAGCCGCGTCGAGGGCTTCGAGCAGTCCAATAACGAATGCAACGCGTCGAGGGATCGCCCGACCCTTCTCAGGGCCTTGCTTGTACTGGTGTATGGCAGAGGATGAGAGACCAAAGAGACCTTTGAGGTGAACGCCCCAGCGCGGGCCTAGAACGGCCTCCGCACGACGCTCGAACTCATCATATGTCCACTCGCTGTACGCGTTTGCGCCAGCTGAGAGGGGTCCCTGGTAATCTTCAGAAAACAACATGCCTCACCCGAGAAAAGTATTTGCCCTTTGTCAACAATAAACAAACTCCTAATAAATTGCAATCAATATTGACATACGTACTGTTACGGCCTGTGGATCACTTTCTTTTGACGGGCGCGCGTTTTGACGGGAGTCCGTTTTGACGTGCGCTCGTTTTGACGCGAGCCAGTTTTGACGGGAGCGCATTTTTCGACGAGAATGAACCGTCCACCTGGAACGCGCGAAATCCAGGGCGGTTCCAGGCGCCAAAAATGATGCTTAATTCCACCCCGGCACTCTGTTAACCTTAATCCCCGCCGGGAACGCATTAACCTTAACACCCGCCGGGGCGCCGTTAACCTTAATGCCCGCCGGGGACGTGTTAACCTTAACCGGCGTTAACTTTTTGGTCTGCTCCCTGAAAAGTGGTCCATTATTTGAGTTAGTTCCGGCTTCAGATATGGAGCTGAGACATGGGCAAGAGATCTACGCCTGAAGAGATTATTGCGAAGCTGCGGGAGGTGGAGGTGCGCC